AAATTAATGGCAGAGATGAGCGAAGCTATTGCAAAAAGACAACCAAACAAAGCCAGAGCTATTGGTAATGAGGTAAAAGACATTCAAGCAAAATTAAATTCAGTTTTTACTAGAAGGTCAAAGGAAGGTTCTAGATATGATTATTTTCCTATGGTTGAGGCAGATCAATACGGAGACCATGCTTTAAAATATTTAGTACAAAAAGCTGCTAGAGAAGGTGTTGATTATGTAGCCGTTGCTCCTTTTTCTAAATTAAGTTTTAGACAAGGGTATAAAGCAGGGAATGAAAGATTTTATGGATATGCAACTGGTAAAGGTATAGATAAAAAAGGCTCAGCAGTAATGCCTAATCTTATGAAGAAATTAGCAAAATTCTATAATACAAAAGCAGGGCCACAAAAAATTTCTCTTTCAAATCCAAAAAAAGTTTGGAAAAAAGTTGAAAAAGACAAGTTTGAATACCCAAGTGACCATTCTCAAAAAGGAAGAACAATAACAAGTGAGTATCATGCAGGGGATAGTCTAGATAAATTAGAAGGGTATAAACTTATGCACGCTGATGATCCAAGATTGTATTTTGATGCATTTGCTGTTAAAGTGGAACCTTTAATGAAATTCACCCAAAAAACATATAAAGCTACCGGCGGACTGGTGGTGGATATGTTTAAACCTATAAGGTACAATACATTATGGCTGTAGAAAAGAATAACGAATTTATTGAAGAAGAAGTTGTAGAGCAACCTGAAGGTTTACCTGTAGATATAACTATTGAAGGTGAGGAAGAAGTTGAAGAAAGACCTCAAGATGATTTTAATGCCAATTTAGCAGAGGAAATGGACGAAAGAACTCTTAGGGAGATGTCTTCTACATTAGTTCAAGATTATAAAAAAGATAAAGGTTCTAGAAAAGATTGGGAGGACGCATACATAAAAGGTTTAGATTTACTTGGTACCAAATACATAAATGTAACAAGACCATTTAAAGGAGCTTCTAACGTAACTCACCCGATGCTTGCAGAAGCAGTCACACAATTTCAAGCACAAGCTTATAAAGAATTAGTTCCATCAGATGGACCTGTAAGAACACAAACTGTTGGTTTAAAAACACCAGCTATTGAGCAACAAGGAGAAAGAGTAAAAGATTACATGAACTTTCTTCTAATGGAAGAGATGGAAGAATATACAACAGACATGGATCAAATGTTATTCTATTTACCATTGTCCGGTAGTACCTTTAAAAAAATATATTACGATGCACTATTGATGAGACCCGTCTCAAAATTTATACCTGCTGAAGATATTGTAGTGCCTTACTATGCATCTGATTTAAAAGATTGCGAAAGAATTACACACGTCATTAAAATGACGAAAAATGACATTAATAAAAAAATGGCGGCAGGATTTTATAGAGATATAGAATTAAACGAAGGAGAGCCAGAGCCAGATAATTTACAGAAAAAATTACATGAACTTGAAGGAGTCAAAAAAACTGGAGATGATTATTTACATACAGTTTTAGAAATGCATGTTGATTTAAATTTAGATGAATACGAAGAATTTGATGACAAAGCTAAAAAAATTAAAATTCCTTATGTTGTTACTGTAGATGAAGGTAGCGGTGAAATATTATCAATTTATAGAAACTACAAACCAAATGATTTAAATTATTCTAGAGTAGAATACTTTGTTCATTACAAATTTTTACCAGGACTAGGTTTTTATGGTTTTGGTTTAACTCATATGATTGGTGGTTTATCTACTGCTGCAACTCAATCGCTTAGACAATTAATTGATGCAGGAACTTTAAAAAATTTACCTGCTGGATTTAAGTCAAGAGGTATTAGAGTTAGAGATGATGATCAACCAATGCAACCAGGAGAGTTTAGAGACGTAGATGCACCTGGTGGAAACATACGAGATCAATTTTTCCCACTACCATTTAGTGAACCATCTGTAACACTATATAATCTTTTAGGTTTTGTAGTACAAGCTGGACAAAAATTTGCTGCTATCACAGATTCAAATGTAGGAAACGACACACAAAACAGAGCAGTTGGAACTACTGTTGCTCTTATGGAACGTGGCTCAAGAGTTATGAGTGGTGTTCATAAACGTTGTTACTACGCAATGAGACTAGAGTTTAAAATTTTATCAAGAATTTGTTCTGATTTCTTACCTAAAGAATATCCTTATGATGTTTATGGTGGCCCAAGACAAATTAAACAAACAGATTTCGATGGTAGAGTAGATATTCTACCTGTTGCAGATCCAAATATTATGTCTATGGCGCAAAGAGTTACATTAGCACAAACTCAATTACAAGTTGCTTCATCTAATCCACAACTTCATAATTTACATGAAGCATATAGAAGAGTTTACGAAGCCCTAGGAACAAAACAAATTGAAAATTTACTTAAACCACCCCCTAAGCAACCAGAACCCATGGATCCTGCGAAAGAAAATGCACGTGCATTACAAATGCAAATATTAACTGCATTTGAATTTCAAGATCATGACGCACATATACAAGCACACATGGCTTTTATGGCTACAAGAATGGTACAAATTAATCCACAAGTCTATGCATTGCTTCAATCTCATATTTCTGATCACATTTCTTGGAAAGCAAGACAAGAAGTTGAACAAATGATATCCCAAAATCCACAAATGGCAGAAATGCGACAAGCAGATCCAAAGCAATTTAGAATTGTGTTTGATGCAGAGGTTGCAAAAAAAGCTGCACAGATAACTCAAGAGCTTGCACAAAGTGAAATGCAGGCAAATGCAAATAAACAAGATCCATTAGTAAGAATTAAACAACAAGAAGTTGATTTAAAGGCTATGGACATGCAAAGAAAAGCTGAGGAAACTAAATTTAAAGCAGAAAAAGAAGACGAGAGATTAGCTGACAGACTTGATTTTGAATATGATCGTTTGGCAACACAAGATTCACAATCAGATGAAAGATTAGAAGTAGCGAGAGAGAAACTTGAGCAGAATAAAAAATAAAACTAATCAAATAAAAAATCTAAGCGGCGGCGTTAGATTTGGACCACCCCCATTAAGAGGCCCCAACCCACAAGGTCTCAAAAGGAAAAAATTCAAAAATGTCGGAACCTACACCAAAAAAATCGTCTCTGTACGATAAGCTTTCAGAAAAAAATAAAATAATTTTTTTAGCAGGAGTGTTTGAAGGGGAAGGTAGTTTTGGTCTTTGGTCAAAGTGGAAAACTAAAAAATATTTTGCCTGTTCCGTAGAAATGACCGATAAAGATGTTGTGCAGCTTTTTTATGACTACTTCGGGGGGTGTATGTACCTTTGTAAAAGGCGCAAAAAACACCATAAAGACACTTGGAGATGGCGGATTAATGGCAAAGGGGCTTTAAATACACTTGAGAAAATGATAGATTACTTGTGTAATAGACGGAAGGAGAAATTTGCAAATGTGGTTCAGTGCCTTAAAATTAGCAGTTAGTGCTGGAAGCAAAATTTACGCTAACAAACAGAAGGCAAAAATTGCAATGTCTGACGCACAGGTATTGCATGCAGAACGACAAGCCCGAGGTGAGGAAGCTTACCAGGGCAAACTTTTAGAAGCCCGTCAAAACGACTACAAGGACGAGGTCGTTTTAGCGATTCTCACACTGCCCATTTTGGTGCTCGCCTGGGGGGTCTGGTCGGACGATCCGGCCGCTATGGAGAAAATAAAAATTTTCTTCGAGCATTTTGCGGCACTGCCGACATGGTTTACGTCACTTTGGATTCTTGTCTGCGGAAGTATTTTTGGTATAAAAGGCACACAAATATTTCGTAATGGCAAAAAATAATGCCATTCGAATCAGAAAAACAAAGACGATATATGCATGCTAATCACCCTGAAATCGCAAAAAAATGGACTAATAAATATGGAAGAAGAGCAGCTACAGGTAAAATAATGGTTAAAGAAAATAAAAAAAAGAAAAAATTCATACCCGATTATTTAAAGAAAAAAATTAAAGGAACTACAATTGGGGGTGGTTTTAATATAGGCGATGATGAGTGGGCAACAACACCAAGCGGAAGTTTAAAACTAGGAAAAGGTAATAAAACAGCAAACATAAGTATTTCAAAACCTTTTAGTAAAGTAGATAAAAGCAATATAAATAGCACAATAGGACTTGATTTTACAAAAGAAGGGAAAAATTCTTCATTAACTATTGGTGGAAGTAAAACCGGAAAATCAAAAAATTTTGGAATTTCCTTAACAAAAACTTTTACTAAAGGTGGTGGTGCTGATATGGGTAAGCACAGTCTTTCAGGAAGAGATGTAAAAATGTTAGGTAAAAAAGGCACAGAAAAATTAATGGAAGCAAGAGGTAAAGTAATTGATTTAGGCACTCCAGAAGGAGAAGCTCATTTAAGAAAGCATAACCCAGGTTTAACTTACGAATCAAGATATTTACCACCTTGGACAATTATACCAAAGAAAAAACCTAAATATAAAGCAGAGCCTTACACACCAGGTAAGAAAAAACCTAAATATAAAGCAGAGCCTTACATACCAGGTAAGAATAAAGGTAAGTATAAAAAATTAAATAAAAATACTGGCGGATTTATATCTATTAGTGAATACGTTGAAGATATTGTATAATTTGCAAAAACAAAAATAATCTATATATTGTCGTCATGACTATTCGAGGCGACTCACAAGAATACGACCTTCTAAAAAAATGGACAGAGACTTTACCTTTTTATGAAGAACCAAAGGTAGTAACCACCGTAGAGATTGGTGTGCGTGAAGGATTGGGCTCTAAGGTTATTATGTTAGCCATTAAAGAAAGATTAGGTGGTGCTAAAATACCTTATAAACATATAGGCATAGATCAATATGCTAATTTAAAATATCAACATTATGATAATTCACCAGCACATACAGCCGACTACACAGATGAAATGAGAAAAACAATGGTAGAAGATTTTAAAGACCACCCGGAGTTTATGTTTTATCACATGAAAGATATTGATTTTATGAATACTTTTGTTGAAACAGGTTTTAAAGTTTATGATTTAGTTCATTTTGATGGGCCTCATATGACTAAAGATGTTTTAAGAGAAGCAATATGGTTTGCAGATAAATCAAGAGTTGGAACAAGATTTATATTTGATGATTATAAAAAATATGAAATGGATCAAATAGCATTAGTACTAACTCATTTTGGATTTAAAACAAAAGAAGCAGGAGATCATAAAATTTGTTTGCAAAGGGTGTAATGAAAGTAATAGATAACTTTCTTGTAAAGGAAGAAGCTGATAAAATAGAAAAAGAATTTTTACATCCTTTCTTTCCATGGTATTACGCTAAATCTATAAATCCAGACTTTGACCATCTACAGGAAAAACCAAATCATCAATTTCAGTTTGTTCATTCTTTCTTTTTTGAACATAAAATTCAATCAAATGGTTGGTCGATACTGGAACCTATTATTAATAAATTAAAAATTAAAGCATTAATAAGGGTAAAAGCTAATTGTATTCCAATGACAGAACAAATAATTACACATGGGTTTCACATTGATTACAAAGACAATCTAACAGCTGTTTATTATATTAATTCAAACAACGGCTACACAGAATTTGAAACTGGAGAAAAAGTTGAAAGCATTAAAAACAGAATGATTATCTTTAATTCAAATGTTAAACATAGAGGAACGACTTGTACTGATAAACACACCAGAATGAATGTAAATATTAATTTTTATGAACCAAAAGGAGATATGTATGAATATTGACACGATATCATTAGTTCAGAGACTTCTTAAAAGAAGACTCGAGCAACTTAAAGAAACCGCTCTATATAGTGTTGACACGATGGATCAACTACAATATGTTAGAGGACAAATCAAATCATTAGAAGATTTGCAACAGGAACTAAAAGACCTGCTGAATAAACAGGAGTTTGAAGATGATAATGTCCACGGTGAAACCGAAACGGACTGGAAAACTTGAAGACTCGTATAAAAGCGAAGAAGAAGTCAGAACAGTTCTAGATCCAAAAGCGATCGATGATAAGCTATTAGCTAGATTACCAACACCAACAGGTTACAGAATATTAGTGTTACCTTATGCTGGCCCAAAGAAAACTAAGGGTGGTATTCTTTTATCTGATACAACACAAGAAACAATTCAGATGACTACAGTTTGTGGTCTAATTCTTAAAATGGGGAATCTTTGTTACAGAGACAAAGAGAAATTTCCGTTAGGACCTTGGTGTAAACTAAACGAATGGGTAATATTTAGTAGGTACGCAGGTTCAAGATTCAAGATTGAAGGTGGAGAAGTAAGAGTGTTGAATGATGATGAAATTATTTCAACAATCAAAAACCCACGTGAAATTTTGCACCATTTTTAAGGAGGATATATGGCTGAAGAAAATAAAATTCCAGAAGTGGAATTAGATACTGATGGCGTTAATGAAGAAAATGTTAACGTTGATTCAAAAGAACCAGATGAATCTTTTGAACAAAAAGAAAATGTTGATCTTGGTTACACTGAGGTAACTAATGGAAAAACAGCAAAGGAACTTTTACAGGAAACAAAAGAAACACCTGAAGAAACACCTAAAGAAACACCTGAACCAATAAAAAAATCGGAAGAACCGTTAGAGCAAAAGGTTGAGGAAGAAGATAAAGGTGATCTTGGAGAGTATTCTGACAAGGTTCAAAAGAGAATAAAAAAACTTACCTTTCAAATTCGTGAAGCAGAAAGAAGAGAAAGAGCTGCTATGGATTATGCAAAAGGTTTGAAAGATAAATTTGACACTGTTGAGAAAAAATATGACGAAACAGACACAAATTATCTTAAACAATACGATGCAAGAATAAATTCTGAAAGAGATAAAGCTAGAACAAATCTAAAAGCTGCTCTTGATGAAAATGATACAGACAAAATAATGGAAGCTAACGATCTGCTTACTAAATTGGCTGTAGAAAAAGAAAAGGTTTCTATGACTCTTGGCGAAAAAGAGGCTAGAAAAAAAGAAGCTGAATCACAACCCCAAGCCCCCCAGGAGGGAAAACCACCAGCACCAATTAGTCAAAGAGCTCAAAAATGGGCTGAGAACAATGACTGGTTTGGTTCTGATAGAGTGCTTACTGGAGCTGCAATGAGTATTCATGAAGATCTTATACAGCAGGGAATTGACGGAGAAAGTGATCAGTACTATAATCAAATAAACAAACGTATGAAGGATTATTTCCCTCAGAAGTTTGCCGAATCTTCGACTGGAGAACAACCAAAGGCTGCACTCGTCCAGAACGTAGCCTCTGTTAGTAGAAGAGCAGGTGGACGCAAGTCTGTGAAGCTCACCAAATCACAGGTAGTTATCGCTAAGAAATTAGGGGTGCCACTAGAGGAATACGCAAAATACGTGAAGGAAGGAACATAATATGGAAAAAGTTAAAACCTCACGCACGTCCGATACTAGAATTAAACAATCTAGAAAAAAAGCTTGGACACCACCATCCAGTTTGGATGCGCCAGCTGCACCGCAGGGTTTCTGTCATAGATGGATACGAACTGCGACTCAAGGTTTGGAGGACGTTGCAAACGTCTCCAAAAAACTTCGAGAAGGTTGGGAATTTGTTAAAGCTGAAACTATTTTAAGTGAAATTGGCGAAAACGAATACCCAGTCATCACTGAAGGAAAACATGCTGGTCTTATTGGAATTGGGGGCCTTGTGTTGGCAAGGATACCAGAAGAGATTCTGAAACAACGCGCTGAGTATTTTAGAAAAATTACTCAAGATAGAACAGACGCGCTTGATAGGGATCTTATGAAGGAGCAACACCCGGACATGCCAATCAATATTGATAGGCAGTCTAGAGTTACCTTTGGAGGTTCTCGTAAAAAGTAATATTTTTGCGATATCTACAAGTAGCTTGGATTAAATAAATGTTAAAAGGAGAAAACAACTATGGCTAACGTAAGTGAACAGTTTGGTCTAAGACCTTACAGAAAACTAGACGGTACACCATTAGTAGGTGCTCAAAACAGATACACGATTGCTAGTGGCTATGCAACTGCAATATATCAAGGGGACATGGTGGAACCATTAACCTCTGGTAATATTCAGAAACATGGTGCTAACACATCTGATGCTGTTGTGGGCGTTTTTAACGGATGTTTTTACACTGATCCAACTACACAAAAGCCGACCTATAAAAACTACTACCCTGGAGGAGTAGCTGCGAGTGACATTACAGCATTCATAGTTGACGATCCAGATGCAGTATTTTTAGTAGACGCAGATGAGGCTTTTACTAGAGCAGATCTATTTAGAAACTACTCTGTTACTAACACTACTGGTGTTACACAAACAGGAATATCAAAGGCACAATTAGATGTTAGTGTTTCTGGTACAGCGACTACTTTCGCAATTCAAGCGATCGACATTTCGCAAGACCCAGATAACTCTGACACTTCTGCTGCTAATGCTAATGTTCTTGTTAGAATCAACAACCACTTCTATAGAAGTGGTACAGGGCTATAATAAATAAAGGAGAATAACTATGGCAATATCACGTTCGCAACTAGTTAAAGAACTAGAGCCAGGTTTGAATGCTTTATTCGGCCTGGAATATAGTAGATATGAAAATCAGCATGCTGAGATTTATACTACTGAAACATCTGACAGAGCTTTTGAAGAAGAAGTAATGTTAAGTGGTTTCGCTTCTGCACCTGTTAAACAAGAAGGTGCTGGAGTAGTGTTCGATCAAGCAAATGAGACTTTCACTGCTAGATACTCACACGAAACAATCGCTTTAGCATTTGCTATTACTGAAGAAGCAATTGAAGACAACCTATACGATAGACTTGCTGCTAGATACACTAGAGCATTAGCAAGATCTATGGCAAATACGAAGCAAGTTAAAGCTGCAAATGTATTGAACAACGCACAGGTTACTACTGTAACAGGTGGTGATGGCGAATCTTTAGTCGGAAACGCTCACCCACTTGCAACTGGTGGAACTTTCTCAAACGTTCTTGCAACTGCTGCAGACCTTAACGAAACTTCGTTAGAGCAGTCGTTAATCGACATTGCTGGGTTCGTAGACGAAAGAGGCTTAAAAATCGCTTCTCAAGGTAGAAAAATGATAATTCCAAAAGAATTACAATTTACTGCTGAGAGATTGATGAAGTCTCCTATGAGACCAGGAACTGCAGATAATGACATAAATGCTGTAAGAAGCATGGGAATGGTACCAGAAGGTTATTCAGTGAATAACTTCCTAACTGATACTGATTCTTACTTCTTAATGACTGATGTACCTAATGGATTTAAATATTTCGTTAGATCACCAATCAAAACAGCAATGGAAGGTGACTTCGATACTGGTAACGTAAGATTTAAAGCTAGAGAAAGATACAGCTTTGGGTGGAGTGACCCAAGATGTGTTTTTGGTAACGGAAATCTACCAACTAGTTAATAGATAATACGTAAGTATTTAAGAAGGGGCGGTGTTTTACATCGCCCCTTTTTTTATGTATAATATAAAAACCTAGAATTAATTAATTATGTCGACTGGCTAGGCAGACGGTATAGAGACGGCATAGTAAAATGGCTATACACAAAGGAGAATATTATGGCAAGAACAACGTTTAGTGGACCGGTAAGATCTTTAAGAGGATTCTTAGGAACAGGTCCAGAAATGGCACAATCAATAGGTGCAGGAACTACCGATGGTGGAACTGACATTGCAGGGATTGATAAATATCAAGGTAAAGTAATAACATTAGGTGACAATGTTACTGTATTTAACTTACCTTCAATTATTGCAACAGCAACTTCTGCAGTAGCAGGTGGAGATGATCCATCTTCTGCAAACAGAGTTGGAATGATGTATGAGTTTATCATGACTTCAAGTTTAACATCATCAAACACGTTTACTTTAAACGCAGGAACTGCTGCTGGAAGAGACACAGCGGATGTTTTTAGAGGTTGTGCATGGTACAACAATACAGCGACTGATCCAGGAGCTGTAACTGCTTTTACTGCAGGTGGTACTGACACTTTAACTTTAAGTGCAACTACTAAAGGTGGACTAGAAGGTGCTCACATAAGATGTAGAGCAGTTGCTGGTTTAATTTGGTCAATTGATGCATTCCTAATTGGGAATGGTACATTTGCTCAACCTTGGAGTTAATAGTTAAATAAAATTGGTGCTCCTCCGGGAGCACCTAATTAAAGGAGAATTTTATGGGCGGATCAAGTTTTACAAGTGACCAGTCGAGTGCACATGCTACGGCTACGGGACAAATGGTTGCTGTAGGCGGAACAGGCTTAACAAATAGAACAAGATTAACCTCTATTCAGGCAAAAGGTAATGCAAGTGGATCTATTATTTTTAAAAGTGGTGGAGGTTCTGGAACTACAATCGCAACTTATTTGTTTGGAACTGAAGGTTTAGATATGTACTTACCGGGTTCAGGAATTTTATTTAAAGATGGAATTCATGCAACTATTGCTGGTACTGCTGGCGTAACTATTACATATACTTAATAGATAACAATTTAAACAAAGGGAAATATGGAATTGTGTTTAGAATGTAATCACTTATGTCATTGTAAAGGTGTTGCCCCAAATCCAAATACAAATCAATGTATGGGAGATGACGGAAATTGCTTATGTATAGTGTGTAAGCATAATTCAACAGAAGGGAAGGATATGAACATAATTAAAAAAGTAATAAAATGGATATGGTCTATCATTTGTTGGCCTTTTAAAAAGGTTTTTAAATGGTTAGGGAGTTGTTTACCAAATGGCTAAATGCACTAAATGTTTTCACGATTGTCATTGCAGCGGGGATTTACACGCAGATGAATACGGCTCCTGTGCATGTAAAAATTGTGAATGTATAAATAAGCAAGAGAGAGCCCACGACTCAACTTATGAAACTAGTTATAAGAGTAATGGATGTGTTGTTGATGACACTGGGGAATGTGAAAGCTGTCAATGATGGAAAAAGTTTTAACTCTTCTAGTTGGACTGCTAATTGCATTAGGAGGATGGAGCTTATCTAGAACATTTGAACTTTCTACAACTCAAGCAGTTCTGGAAAATCAAATTGATCAATTAGAATTTAGAGTACAGATGTTAGATGAGAAGGTGGACAAGATGATGGACTCTGATGAAGAAATTATGGACCAACATAAAAAATTATTTGAAAAATTAGAATCAGGTAACACAGGGTATAGTTACAACTAATGGCACTCAAAATTTCAGACGAAGCAAAAGTTCAAATGCCGATGAAAACGGTTGCCAGCCTCATCGCGCTGGTCGCGATCGGAACCTGGGCTTTTTTCGGCATTCAAGAAAAATTAAATTCAAACTCAACAAAATTAGAACTAATGGAGAAGGATCTCGTAGAGAACACAGCTTTCCGTATCGGATGGCCTCGGGGTACTTTAGGAAGTCTTCCGGCTGATTCAGAACAATTTATGCTTATCGAAGAATTGTATAAGCAGGTAGAAAAATTGCAAGTACAACAAGAGTCTGGAATGCATAATAAAGTAAACATTGAATTTTTAACTAAACAATTAGAGAAGGCTTTAGAAGATATAGAAAAACTTAAAGACTCCAATAGAGAAATACATTATAAGAATGGAAAGACGGAGTAATTAAATGACAGAATTAGTAGTAGCCCTATTAATGATAATCAATGGAGAGATTATAGAACACCGAATACAAATTGATCCTAAAACAGGTAAGCCTTCAATGGCAATGTGTTTAAAAGGTAAAAGACACGCTTCAAGAGGTGAAAAAAATAATCATATACAACACCAGTGTATAAAATCTATGGCTGAAACAGAGTTAAATATTGATGGTAGTAAAAGTATTAAAAAACTAATATTAGAATAATGAAAAAATTAAAAAAGTGACAAGAGAGGAGATAATATGAGTATAAAAGGAAAAATTAAATGGTTTAATGCCACTAAAGGTTATGGTTTTATAGCACGTGAAGACAATGAAAAAGATGTTTTTGTACATAATTCAGCAGCACAAGCAGCTAACGTAGAGTTACGTGAAGGTGACACAATAACATTTGATGTTGAACTAGGACAAAAAGGGCCATCCGCAGTTAACTTGAATAAGTAATAGTATTAATATAAAATTCAACTTTACAAAAAGGAGAACATTATGGAAAAAGTAATACAACAAGCTAAAAGAATATGGGGATTAGCTATAACTAACAAAAAAGTTACTGTTGGTATAGTTATCGCTATCTTAGTTATATACCACTTAGCTACTAAATAAATTATTCATATACAGTTAAAAATCGTAAAGAATGGAAAGATGAAAATAAATAAAATAGTTCAAAGAAAAATTTCCATGGATTATGTTTTGTTTACTGGAAAGATAGATATAGACACAAATTATTTTATTGAAAAAATAGATGAACAAATAAAAGGAGACGATAATCTTAATGGTAAAACAAATGTTATTGGTGGAATGACAAATTGGCATTTTTTTACACAAGATGAAAAATTTTGGACTCCTTTTTTTCCAGTTCAAGACTACATAGATCAAAAAGACTTATTTTCAGGAACAATTTATAAAATTAAAGAAGTATGGGGTTTATGTAATCCAAAAGGAGCTTATACTAGATTACATAAACATTTTCCTTCAGTATTTGGAGGAGTTATATATTTAAATAGTAGTGATCAAAAATTATTTTTTCCTGATATTGGTGAAGAAATTAAACCAGAACCAGGAACGTTTGCAATTTTTAGTGGTTTTTTAAATCATTATACAAACCGAAACACTAATAATGTTCCAAAATATGCGTTAAGTTTAAACGCTTACGCAAACATGATAGGAGAATGATATGAATTTAAGTCGTAACTTTAGTTTACAGGAATTAATCAAATCGGACACAGCGATTCGTAAGGGTATCAACAATAATCCAAACGCAGGTCAGATAGAAAAATTAAAAGAACTTTGTGAAAATATTTTACAGCCAGTACGAGACCATTTTGGTAGAATTAAGATTACCAGCGGATTTCGTAGCGAAGAGTTGTGTCTTGCCATCGGCAGCTCAGTCAATAGTCAGCATACAAAAGCTGAGGCGGCGGATTTCGAATGTATGGGCACAGATAATGCTGAACTAGCTGATTGGATTTATAAAAATCTTCCATTTGACCAGCTAATTCTTGAGTTCTACACTCCTGGCGAACCAAACAGCGGGTGGATCCATTGTAGTTTTGTACCCGAAGAGAGACGTGCTTCTTTTCTGCATGCATATAAAAATGAAGAAAAAACCAAATATAAACCAGTTATCGGTAAAGCCACAGACCTCGTATAACCCTATAGCGAAAAATCTAAGGTCTAGAACTTATAAACAGAAAGTGATACAATCGAAGAAATTGTATAATCGCAAAAAGGAGAAACATGGCTATCAAACACAGGATTAAATTTAAGGCAGCAATGGGAAGAGCAGCTTTTAGTGAGACTACATCACAAGCTCCAAGCACTAAAAATCAAGAAAAGTATATAGGTAGTCATATTAAATCAGAAATTGATGGAAAATACGTCTCCAACAAAAGTTATGAAAATTATTACGGAGAATTTTTAAAAGGTATTAAGAAGGTAAATTAATATGGCAACATCAGGATCTACATCATTTAATCTTAGTATTGATGATATTATTCAAGAAGGTTATCAAAGATGTGGGGTTAGAACTAACTCAGGATATGATCTTAAATCTGCAAGAACAAGTTTAAATTTGCTTTTTGCTGAATGGGGTAACAGAGGCATTCATCTTTGGAAAGTTGAATTAGACGAATCACAATTAGTGGAAGGACAAGCTGCTTACACAGTAGCAACTGATGTTAGTGATATCTTAGAGGCTTTTATTTCTACGTCAGCAGCTTCATCTAATTCTACAGAAACGGAAGATTTATCTCTTACAAAAATTGATCGTTCAACTTACGCTGCAATACCAAATAAATATTCTAAAGGATCACCTTCACAGTATTATGTTTCTAGACAAACAACACCAGTAATTTATTTATATCAAACTCCAGATTTAAATAATTACACTTATATAAAATATTATGTAATTAAAAGAATTGAAGATTCAGGTAAATATACAAACACTGCAGATGTAGCATATAGATTTTTACCATGCATGACTGCAGGTTTAGCTTATTATCTTGCCATGAAAATTAAACCAGAACTTGTACAACAAAATAAATTAATTTATGAAGATGAATTGAAAAGAGCACTTGAAGAAGATGGTCAAAGAGCTTCAACTTTTGTAACGCCTCAATCATTTTATCCGAGTGGAGTTTAATTATGGGAAAATTTGCAACAGGAAAACAATCATTAGCAATTTCTGATAGATCAGGAATGGCTTTTCCATATGAAGAAATGGTTAAAGAATGGACTGGTGCATTAGTTCATTATTCTGAGTTTGAACCAAAGCAACCACAAATACGTAGAAAAAGAGTAACCGCAGATGCAATTGCATTACAGAACCCAAGAGTTCAAAAATACCAACAACCGCAGGTCATGTCTTCATTAAATCCAACGTTTGCTCCTAACGATGCGTCTATTGTAGCTTCGGGTGGAATAACTGTTTGTATTGCAAATTTAGATTTACCTGGAGACTTTGCATTTAAAACACAAGAATTTAAGATTACAAGAGATGGAGTTACTGAAACACTTTATAGTATGATTCCAGAAAATCCTTCCTTACAAAATAGAAGAAGAGAACTTATTCCAACAATAGGAAAAGTAACAGTGAGTATTACATAATGGCAATAACACATTCAAATTTTTTAACAGAAGTAAGAAATTATACAGAGGTAACTTCTACAGTATTAACTGATGCAATAATAGAAGATTTTATTAGAAACGTTGAGTTAGACATAGCTGGTAAAGTTGATTATGATGACTTAAGAAAGTATTCAACTTCTAATTTTACTAAGGATAATAGATATGTATCTATGCCTGCAGATTGTATGATTATAAGATCTGTACAGCATATAGCATCTGGTGGTGATAGAACTTTCTTAGAAAAAAGAGATACTAGTTTTATATCTGAATATAACAACGAAGGAACAACAGGAACTCCTAAATATTGGGCTAATTGGGACGATTTCACTATACTATGTGCACCAATACCAAGTGCAGCAGACACTATACAAATTAATTATATAATTGACCCACCTCATTTTTCCTCATCTTTACAAACCTTCTTAGCAAAATATCAAGAATCCATGTTATTACATGGTGTCTTAGCTGAAGCTTTTAGGTTTTTAAAAGGACCCGACAATCTATACAATCTATATTCTACCAAGTATAATGAAGAGATACAAAATTTTGCCTTACAACAAATGGGCAGAAGAAGACGTGCGGAGTATGATGAAGGTGTTCCAAGAGTTAAAATACCATCACCGTCTCCAAACAATTAATTAATTATAAAGGAGGCCAATATGGCAATAACAACAAATGCAATTTGCGATTCGTTTAAGAAGCAATTGATGGGTGGAGAGCATGATTTCGATGCAGCTCCAAATGGTGATACATTTAAATTAGCAATGTACACTAACTCATCTAGTTTGGGTAAATCTACTGCAAACTACGCAACAGGAAACGAAGTAACTTCACCGTCAGGATATTCTGCAGGTGGAAAAGCTTTAGTAAACGCAGGATGTAAAGTTTCATCTTCAGTAGCAATTACTGATTTTGCTGACTTATCATTTCAAGGTGTAACATTGACTGCAAGAGGAGCATTAATTTACAATACAACTACTGATGGCGGAAGTAACACAACTGAAGCCGTAGCTGTTTTAGATTTTGGTGGTGATAAAACTGCAACTTCTGGAACTTTTACAATTCAGTTCCCTGCTTTCACAACTTCGGCGGCTATACTTAGAATAGCATAAGGAGTAGAATGTTTTTATGTCAAACACTTGGGGAGCACTTAAATGGTCGGATGGAAATTGGTCCGCACAAAATGATTTCACAGTAGAAGTCACTGGTTTAAGCGCATCCTCAAGTCTTGGCACACATTCAATAGAATTAAATACAATAGAACCTGTTACTGGCCAAGTAGCTACAATGTCAACAGGGCAAGCCTCTGTTGAACTTGTAAACAACGGGTGGGGCGCAAACACCTGGAGCTTTAGTGAATGGGGACAAGTAGGTAATATTGTAACTGGGCAACAAGCAACATTAACTGTTGCAAGTGTAACACCAGTAATCGATGTATCATTTTCTGTTTCAGGAATTAGTTCGACTACATCAATCGGATCAAATTCTGTTACAATCAATCAAACTTTAACACTAACAGGACAAACCTTAACATCAAGCATTGGAAATGCTGATCCAGCACCAGATGCTATGATTGTTGGACAATCGATGACCACTTCAATAGGAAGTGTAACAGCCGAAGGTATTATAGAAGTTGGTTGGGGCGGAGATAGTTGGGGTCAAAACCAATGGGGTGAATTGAATGCTCCTACTGTTCCTGTTACTGGAGCAAGCGCAACCATAACTGCGGGAACTGGAACGACCGTTGCAGCACAAGCAACAGCTTCGCCAAGCGGAATATCAATTACTCCTTCCATAGGAACAGCTTTAGGCGGAACATCGCATACACAAGCTGTAACAGGTGTTTCAATGACATCTCAAATAGGAACTGAAGTAATTAATATAGGAGTTCATACTACCGGTTCTACAGCTACCATGACTGCGGGTCAAAGTACAATCGATCCAACATATTTAATTGGTGAAGGTTGGGGTAGAGATGCTTATGGTAACTTAGGATGGGGAGTTAATTATTCAGCAATAAATTCTGGAGGTTTAGAATTAACTTCATCGATAGGTAGCGAAGCTGTAACTGCTGATGCAAATGTTACTGTATCTGGTTTAGGTATGACTTCTACGTTTGGAGTTTACTCAGTACAAGCAGATGCTGATATATCACTAACTGTAGCTGAACACACAATGACATCGTCATTAGGTTCAATTAATTTAATTCAAACTACAAATGAATCAGTAACTGGACAATCTTTAACATCCTCTATGGGTGATGGAGAAGCAGGTCTATTCCTTGTGGTTCCTGTAACAGGTTCACAAGCTACAATATCTCAAGGAACTACGTCACTTGAGCAAAGCACAGTAGAACCTGTAACTGGACAATCTTTAACATCGTCTGTTGGAACTGTTACTGAAATCCCTGCACAAATAGTGGGAGTTAGTGGTATATCCATGACTGCTTCAATAGGGGAGGAAGGAACCGCTTCTGATGCAAACGTCACCCTTACGGGCATATCATTGACAGTATCTACGGGAGAGGTTAATATTACAGCATGGTCTGAAATTGACATAGGAGTTCTTAATATTTGGCACGATGTTGATTTGGCAGCCTGATTAAGATAAAATACAACTATTAAGGAGAATTAATTTTATGGCATCAACTTATTCAAGTGATATAAAACTAGAACTTATGGCGACTGGCGAAAACGCTGGTACATGGGGTGATAAAACAAATACAAATTTAAATCTTTTACAACAAGCAATTGCAGGATATGAAGCAGTAACACTTTCAAGTGGTGGAACTGTTGCTCTTGCTATGACAGATGGAACATTATCCAATGCTCGTAACCTGGTAATCAAATTTGCAACTGCTTCTATTGCAGCAAGCACAATATGTACTATACCAGACAGTATTGAAAAATTTTATATTTTTGATTGTAGTGGTTTAACTAACCCTACAAACTTAACAATTAAAACTGCATCAGGAACTGGATTTACTCCAGACGCAGCAAAAATTTATGCTGCATATTCTGATGGAACAAACCTTGTAGAAGTATCTCTTGATACTTTAGGTGGAGCTGTTGGACCTGCACAAATTGAAGACGATGCTGTAACTACAGATAAAATTTTAGATGACAATGTAACTTATGCAAAAATGCAAGACACATCTGCTGATAACAGAGTTTTAGGCGCTGCTACTGCTGGAACGATTGGAGAAGTTCAAATTGCTACAGATATGATCGCAGACGATGCCGTTGATGCAGACAAACTTGATAACACGACTGTATCTGCAGGATCTTACACTTCTGCATCAATTACAGTTGATGCTCAAGGAAGATTAACTGCTGCTTCATCTGGTTCTGCAGGTGGTGGCGGATTTGAACCATTAACTTTTGCAACAGGTAACGGAACTTATACATCAAGCTCAAACGCATCTTACGTTGCAGCCCTTCTATGGGGTGGCGGTGGCGGAGGAGCAGGAGGCTCACAATGTTGTGGTGGCGGAACTGGAGGAGGAGGAGGATTTGGTTTCTTCGGTGGCCCAATAACTCACCCTGTATCTTATGCATACACTCTTGGATCTGGAGGAAATAAAGGTAACGGAAACCCTAACCCAGGACATGGAAATGCGGGGAACGCAGGAAATGGATCTACACTAACAAACATTGGTACATCTAATGGAGGAACTGGTGCAGGATCCCATACTAATAACCAAGGTGGACCAGCAGGCAGTACAGGTTCAGCTCCAGGTGCTAAAATGGATATGTCAAACAACTTTAGAAGTTATTTGGTAGGATCTTCTTATGGTGCTGGTGGAACTGGTGGAACTTCAATGCCAGGCGGTAGTATGAGTGGTGGAAATGCTGGTCAAGGTGGCGCAATATTCATTCTAGAAAATACAGGAGCATAATATGGCAAAAGCACTTTTTTCAAAATTTTCATCTGGTGCAGATTCAAACTGCATTGGAATTGTATCTACTTCAGATTGGTTGGATCCAGCAGAAAGCTTAGTCGATACAGGAGTTACTGAGGTAATAGAAATTTCTGATGTTGATTTTAATAATTATAGAAATGGTACTTCATATATTAATCGTGAAGATGGTGGAACAATAGTATCTAATTCTGATGCAATCAATAACCAAACACAAGAAGATGCTAAAAAGTATATGGAAGACATGAAAGATTGGCATAAGACTGTTATGGCTACATGGATTGCAGATGGAAGAACATATAAAATTAGTGAAGCTACAACATGGAATTCTTTTTTAGAAAGTTGGGATACTTCAGCAATAACTTGGCCTTTAGATAAAACTTTTGAACAGTATTTAGAAAGTATTAGTCAAGACTACGTTAGTCCTTTACAGCTTTGTTTATAAGTTGTAAAAGACATGGATGTTTGAACAGAAGATAATTTTTTCAGCAGATCAAGAATTTATTAATCAAAATATAGCTCACCCACAACCTATTAAAGTTAATATACCTAAATGGTATAAAGAGCTTGACCATACAAAAGAAATACAAACTATTAAAGGTTGTATACCTGTTTTAGATTCATTGACTTCTGGGTATCTCATGCGGATGCCTCAAGATATGGCAATCCAACATAATGTAACTAATAAAGAAGGCAAGCAAGATTCTTTTGTAAAATGGGGGTACGAGCCTTTAGGGGCATGGACTGCAGCAAAAGGTTTAAACTTAAATTTTGATGCTTCTGATACACACAACCCAAGACAGGTTGGTAAGTGTCCTTACCTACAAAAAAATAAAGAATTACCTTTTTATAAAATTATGAATCCTTGGGTTATAACAACACCCCCAGGTTATTCATGTTTATTTGTACCTCCACTCAATAACCCTGACGATAGGTTTCATATTGTTGCTGGTATAGTTGATACTGATACATATACAACACACATAAATTTTCCTATGGTAATTAATGGTGATAAATACCCAACATTAGAAACAACCATAAAAGTAAATACACCCATTGTTCAAATAATACCCTTTAAGAGAGATAATTGGAAAATGGAAATAAAACCAAGTAAAGTTGATGGACGATGGAAAATGCTTAAGTTGACACAAAGATTAGTTCATAAATATAAAAATGCTTTTTGGGCTAAGAAATCATGGAAATAAAAGACTACATAAAAATTATTGATAATACTCTTAGACCCGAAACACTTGAAGTAATTATGAAATATGCAAAAGAGTTAAAATACGAAGAAGCAGAAATAGTAACTCAACAACAGGAAAAACCTTTTGTAGAAAATACTACCAGAAAAACTTTATTAAAACCTTTATATAATACTTCACAATCTTTAACTGAAGTTCATTGGGCACATGTTTTTAACAAAATATTTAAAGAAGCCATTACGGCATACTTAAATGCATTTAATATACCTAGTAATACAATAGCTAAACTTGAAGGAGTTCAAATTTTAAAATATGAACCCGGTGGATTTTACACATGGCATGTAGACCATGGTATTCATTTAAATAGAAAACTAAGTTGTATATTTTATTTAAATGATGAGTACGAAGGAGGTTCAATACAATTTGCATTTCCTGCAAAAAACGAAAGTTTTGAAATTAAACCTAAAGAAAATAGAATGATTCTTTGGCCATCAAATTTTTTATACCCACACAGGGTAACTCCAGTAGAGAAAGGTAGTAGATATTCAGCGGTATGTTGGGCAGTATAAAAGATTTTAAATATAAGCTTGTAAAAAACTTTTTAACTAAAGAAGAAACAGAGCTATTAAAACAATTTACAATATTATTTCATCAAAGAAATGATTCGTCATTTGATACTAAACAATCAATAACTATGGATACAATGGACTACGGAAACCCAGCAACTGATGCATTATTAATTACAAAACGTAAAAAGATGGAAGAAGAAACAAAACTTAAACTAAACCCAACATATAGTTTTTGGAGAATGTATACAAAATATGCTGTTCTTAAAAAACATAAAGATAGACCATCTTGTGAAATATCTTGTACTGTTATGGTAGGTTCTGACAATACTCCTTGGCCCATATACATGGCTGGCACACTAATAGAAATGCAGCCTGGTGATGCAGCTATATATTTGGGTTGCGATGTAGAACATTGGCGAGAAGAGTTTCAAGGTGATTGGCATAGTCAAATTTTTTTACATTACGTAGATGCAAACGGACCTTTTAAAGATTATCAAAATGATCAAAGAGAAATAACTGAAACAGGATTCGAAAATAGACTAAATGCAAAACTTCCCGACAGAATATAACCACAAGATTACAGATCTTATTCACATACAAAAAGAGTTTGTTGGTGTTCCTTTATGTAAAATGTTTATTGAAGCATTTAACAAATTCCCCCAGCTACAGACTAGAGAACAAAGCTATAAGTATGATGAAAAGAAAATTGTGTGGGATAATTATAAGTGCTTAAGTTTATCCGAACATCATAAAAAAGACGAAGTATTACAAAATGTTTTTAAAATAGCAGTTGATATGGTTTCCCATGTATTAAAAAATTATGTTGAATACATAAGAAAAGAAATTTCTCCTACGTTTACAGATATGCATATAAGCCAAACAGATAATATTAGAATATTAGAGTATGCAGAAGGCACTCAAATAAAAGATCATTCTGACATGACTAAACAAATCAGAGGTTCTCTCTCTATTAATTTAAACGAAGACTATGAAGGGGGTGATTTTAGATTCTTTAACGGAAGACATAAGGTTAAATTAGGTACGGGAGATACTATGCTTTTTCCTGCTGAACCTATATGGATACATGGAACAGAAAAAATTACAAAAGGAACCCGATATGCCATAAATTGTTTTTTGACTTTATCGGATGACAAGATACAACAAATGAAAGAGAAAGGATTTTATGAGATTTAAACAATTTGATGATGGTAGCTGTGATATAGAATTTTCAGATGTGGAAATAAAAATGCTGAATGAAAAAAAGAAGATATTTCTTGATTCTACATCTTTTAGAAATTTTGGTAATATTCTGATTAAAATGGTAGCTGAATGGCAAAAAAAATTTGATGATAGAGTGAAAAATCTTACTACCTATGGGGAAGATACTGAGGACCCAGATATTAACAAAGCCCCGTGACCGTGTTATAATGCTTTATGCCGTTAACAAGTGTAAATATAAGACCAGGATTTAATAAACAAGTCACAGAAGCAGGAGCTGAAGGTCAGTGGACTGATGGTGATAATGTTAGATTTAGATATGGTTTACCAGAAAAGATAGGCGGTTGGGAGCAAATTACTTCTAATACACTTGTTGGTGCAGCAAGAGATCAACACATTTGGGCAGATTTAGATGGTAGGTCTTATGCAGCAATAGGAACACATAAAGGATTGTTTATTTATTACGGAGGTGTAATGTATGACATTACTCCTTTAGCGACTGCGGTTACAGGTGCAACTTTTACGATAGCATCAACTTCTGCTCCTCAAACAATAACCGTAAACAAAGCATCACATGGATTGGTAGCAGGCGATCTTTTTACTTTTACATCGGTCACACCACCAACTGGATCGGGTTATACTGTTTCTCAACTAGAAGCAAATCCTTTTGAAGTTTTAACTGCAAGTACTAACACCTTCACTATACAATTTGCAAGTGCTGCTTCAGGAACAACATCGGCCACCGGATCAGCGACAATTAATCCGTATGTTGGTTTTGGACCACTTACTCAAAGTTTTGGATATGGTTTTGGTACTGGATTATTTGGAGGAACTGTAAGTGGAGCAATCACAACGACTCTAAACGGAGCCATTACAGGTACAACCGGAGGTAACAATGCATCTGCTACTAATATTACTTTAACGTCTGCTAGTGGACTTCCTTCTTCTGGAACGGTCTTAATAGGAAGTGAACTTATAACTTATAGTTCGATAAGCACTAATGATATTATAATTGCATCGAGAGGAGCTTTAGGAACCACTGCGACCACTCATTTAAATTCTGCGACAGTAACAGATGCATCAAATTTTATAGGATGGAACCAAGCAACTACATCTTCTACAGTGGTACTAGATCCTGCATCATGGTCTATAGATAATTTTGGCCAACAATTAATAGCAACAAACAAAAATGGTACAAGTTTTCAATGGAATCCAATAGCTTCAAGCACAAATGCTTTATCAACTAGAGCTACAGCTATATCTGGAGCACCAACTAAAACAGTCCAAGCGATTGTATCAGAAAGAGATCGACACTTAATAATGTTAGGAACTGAAACAACCATAGGAGATACTTCCACTCAAGATAAATTATTCATAAGATTCTCAGACCAGGAAACCACAGGAACTTACGCACCAACATCGACTAACACAGCAGGTACTTTTAGACTGGACTCTGGAACAAAAATAGTTGGAGCTGCAAAAGGAAAAGATTACATTTTAATTATTACTGATAATGCTGCTTACATAATGCAGTTTGTAGGACCACCTTTTACATTTTCAATTAAACAAGTTGGATCTAACTGTGGAGCTATAGGACAACATGCAATATGCTTCGTTAATGGCTCGGTATACTGGATGGGACAATCCGGTGGGTTTTTCAAGTTTGATGGAACAGTTAAATCACTTCCTTGTTTGGTTGAGGATTTTGTATTTACAAACGGAGGAAATAATCTTGGTTTAAATTATACAGCAGGGGAACTAACATATGCAGGTATAAACAATCTATACTCTGAAATTAATTGGTTTTATGCAAAAAATGGTTCGACACTAATAGATAGAGTAGTTACATATAATTATAATGAAAATGTTTGGACAACCGGATCATTAAATAGAACGACTTATGCTGATGCAACTTTATTTGAACACCCCTATGCAACAGAATTTATTTCATCAGGAACTCCTAATTTTCCAACAATTAATGGTGTTACAGCTGCTAATGGAGCAACTACTTACTATGCTCATGAAGAAGGAACCAATCAAGTAAGTGCTTCTGGAACGTCCTCAGCTATAACCTCTTTCATACAATCCGGTGATTTTGATTTAGATATTGAAGGTAATGGACAGTATTTTATGAGTATGAGAAGATTTGTGCCAGACTTTAAAATCCTTACAGGAGATGCTAAGATATCAATATTATTAAAAGATTTCCCTGTGGACACCGAGGTATCATCTCCACTCGGACCTTTTACTATATCTAGTTCAACGAAAAAAATTGACACAAGAGCTAGAGCACGGTTTGCAAGTTTAAAAGTAGAGAATACTTCTATTAACCAAAGTTGGCGTTATGGAACATTTAGAGCTGACACACAACCAGATGGTATGAGATAATGGGCGAAGAATACGATATTAACTACCTTAATAATTTAAATGACCCTTTTGTGTTTAGAAATGATAAACCTGATTTGTCAGGTACAGGAAATGTTCAGCCTAGAGTAGGACTAGAACCTTTATATCCTAATTTTGGTGCTCCAATGCCGATGGGATGGGAGAAAGAGCAGGGTACAGGAAATGTTCCTTTACAGGCAGATACAGGAAATGTGGTCCCTAACTTACAAGCACCAGATTGGACAAGTGTTTATGGAGATCCCAACAGAATTCAAGGATTTGAGGAGCGAGGACAACCTCTTGGTGGTGGGATTGCACCTATATATAATAATGCACTAGCAGCTAACAACAATAACTTACCTTTTAATCCAATTAAATCAGCTAAAAATTTTATACAGAATAAAATTTTAAATAAAGCAAATTTTACTGGAATGATACCTCTGGGTGCTCAACTATTAGGAGCAGTCCTACCTAAAGAAGATCCAAGGACTACTGAGATAAGAAATTATTATTCAGGAATGTACGGTACAGACGATATTGGAAGAATATCGGAAGGAGATTTAATGGCTGGTTATAATCCTATATCAGGTGGTGGTTTATATACGTTAACAGGCGGAAGAGCGGGAGACCCTCCAACTCAAGGTTTAGATAGAGCATATCAAAAAAGAATTGAAGGAATTGAAAAAACTTTAAGAAGAAAATACAAAATGACAGATACTGAGATTGCTGATATTTATGCAGGAGATTATAAAGGCGATGTCTCAAGTGATTTAATAAATAGAATAGTTACCCTTAAAGACAGACAAACTAAAGATAAAAAAACAATTAATAGAATTAAACAAAAACACGGTGCTAACGAAAATACTATAAGAAACCCGAATGTAAGCTCAAAAGTTAATTATGGAAAAAAAGATACTCATAGAGAAAGTTATCGAGGTAATATTACACCATCTAAAAAAAGTAATGTTCATAGCCAAGCTAGTTATGATAGAAGAACATAATGGCTAAAATAAATATTTATATTCCAGAACCAAAGGATGTATATGAAGCGTCTAATCAAAGACAAATTCTAGAAGCTTTAGATACATTAAAAAGTCAACTTAATTTTTCTTTTCAATTTGATTTAAAAGAAGAGCAAGATACATTTAATTGGTTTATAGCATGACAATACAATACAAAAATCAAGGGTTCAGTTTAACTACAACAAATACTGTTTCAGTGCTTACTGCAAACACAAGCTCAACTATATTAATAAAACAAATTCAAGCAAGTAATGGATCAGGAGGTTCTGCTCTTTCAGTAGTTTCTCAAGTTACAGATAATTCTGCATCATTAACTTACAGAATAAGTAATCAAAGTATTGATGCATCATCAACCACAGATTTAATAACCAAGACATTAGTACTAGAGCCCGGAGACGCACTAAAAATGACATGTTCAACAAAGGATGAGATACAAGGAATTGTATCCTATGCATTGATAGACAGATCACAGGAAAATGGCTAGACAAAAATTTACGCATTTTGTACCTAGACCTAAACCCAAGAAAAGAATAAGATGCCACAAAAAAAAACTTTCCAAAGAAGAAAAAAGAGACTATAAAAAATATAATCGACAAGGGCGTTAATGGATTTACAAGACATTGCTAAAAAAGTAAAAAAAATTCAGGTGCCCCTGAAGGAGCAAGATATCTTAGACTTTTTAAAAATAACTAGGAGATGGCAATATAGAAATACTTGGGGCCACCCATCAATAGAAATGATAGATTCAATTGGAAGAAGGCAGTCTGAAAGATTTTTTGATATAAAAGGAGAGCTTATTTATGATATTTGGAAACAATATTACGATAAAGGATTTACCTTTATTTTAACTAATATTTTAGATTTAACAAAAGAACTTCGAGAAATTGACCAATTAACAAGGGATCAAACTGGTTGGCATACATGGGGTAATTTTTATTTTTCTAAACCTGGAAGACTAGCTAGTTTTGGGTTACATGAACATGATTATGCTGTTATAGTAAAACAAATTTATGGTAACTCTCATTGGCTGGTTGGGGATAAAAAATTTATCTTAAAACCAGATGAAGTTTGTTTTATACCAGAAAAAACAAAACACATGGTGTATAATAAAAGTGAAAATAAATTATCACTAACTATAAACTTAGAATAAAGGAGTATATATGAGTGAGTTAGAAAGAGTACCTGCTGAAGCAAAAGAAATTATCAAGCACAAAACAACAGGAAAAGTCTATGAGTCTAAGGCTGCTTTTGATGCTGATGTTGCTGATCCAAGCACAGACACTACAGATGCAGATTTTTCTCAACACGTTGAGATTACTGTTGCAAAACTATCTCTCTTTGGTAAAACCAAGGAGTAATGGAACCTAGAGGTGCAACAGAACTTCAACAAGAACAGTTAATAAAACATGTCCCAAAAGAAATTTTGGACAAAGTACAAATCTGTACATCTATACCAGGAAAGGTTCCAATCGATCCAAAGAAATTAAATGTGCTTTGGCAAAAGAATTCCTATGACCAAGGTAATTTACAAGAATTTTTTGGTGATTCTAAAAGACATGATGAATATGATTGGTATGTCTTCAATTCACATTGGACTTATGAGAAGTTTAGATACTTCCATCAAATACCAGAAGATAAAAGCATCGTAATTAAAAATGGTGCTCACCATTTCCCTAAAAGAAAAATTTATAAGCAAGGAGATACAGTAAGAATACTTCACCATTGTACTCCTTGGCGAGGATTAAACGTATTGTTACTAGCAATGCAAATGCTTAAAAGCAAACATGTTGTTTTAGATGTGTATAGTTCAGCAAAAGTCTATGGATCTGAGTTTGAAAAAGACCATGACGAATCCTTTCAACCTTTATATGAACAAGCTAAATCATTATCAAATGTAAATTATATTGGTTTTAAACCTAACGAATATATTTTAGAGCATATGTCAGATTATGATTTATTTGTTTACCCATCTATATTTGAAGAAACTTTCTGCGTATCTGCCTTAGAGGCTTTAGCAGCAGGAGTTCATGTAATCACAACTAATTTTGGTGCACTTCCTGAAACTTGTGCAGAGTGGCCAGTCTATGTAAACTATTCTCAAAATCATGAATTATTAGCTGCATCTTTTGCACAGGCTATTGAAGTGGCTGTAGCTTATTTACATACTAATGATATTCAAAGTCATCTTGAAGAACAACAAAAATTTTATAAGAGATTTTATAATTGGAATAAAAAAGGGCACGAATGGACAAATTTTTTGAAGGGGGCGTTACGTGTCAAAGGAGTATAAACCGATAAAGGTTCAATCAGATTTTACTAAATCTACAAAACCTTTATGGCTAGAAAAAAAACAAGAAGAATATGTCAATAAAGATACATATCAAACTCTAAAAGATTTTAGAGTTGATTCTGTAACTCCTATAGATAAAGATAAAAAACCATATTCTGTTTTTTTAGGCACTCCATGTCATTCAGAAGTATCTTTGCATTATGTTCAAGCTTTATTAAAATTTAGTCAAATGTGTTATGCGCAAAAAGTTCATTTTGAAGTACAAATTATGAAATCTTCTTTAGTTACACAAGGTCGTAATTTGTGTGTGTCTGGCTTTTTAAACAGTAAATGTTCACATCTTCTATTCATTGATTCGGATATACATTTTAATCCTGTTACTATTTTTAAAATGATTGTTGCAAACAAAGATGTAATTTCTGTACCCTATCCATTAAAACTTTTTATGTGGGACAAAGCTTTTGATGATATAAAAGCTGGTAAGATAAAATCACCCGAGCAATTATCACAAAGCATGAATTCATACCCTATGAGGGTCTATGATGAAAAAGATATAAAGATCAATAATGGTGTTATTGAAGTAACACATAGTCCAACAGGGTGTATGTTAATAAAAAGAGAGGTGTTTGATAAAATGATAAAAGCATATCCAAATAGAGAAATCAGTCAACATACAATAATAAACGGTAAATTGGTGCCTAAAAAACACATGTGGAACTTCTTTGATACACTTCACGACCCCGTGGAAAAAACTTATCTAGGAGAAGATTTTGCCTTCTGTAAACTTTGGAAAGATCTGGGGGGTAAATGTTATGCCTATGTCAACGATGAAATCACCCATGTTGGGGAACATACCTATTCTGGCAAGTTTGTCGATGAGTTGATAATCAATGAGTAAAATGGTATTATTCCTTATTTAGATCTAAAAGGAGAATTTTATATATTATGTGGCATCTATTACCCTACGCACTAGCAGCATACGGAGGTTATCAAGGCTATAAAGGAGCAAAACAATCTGGAGCTTCTGGCTTAGGAAGATTATTTGGTGCAGGTATGGGTGCTTATGGTGGCTACACACTTGGTGCACATGGCTTAAATACAATGAACCCGGGTGCCTACAGTAAATTTGCAGGTATGAGTAAACCTGCGTGGCTTTCACAAGTACCTGGTATGCCAGCAGCAGGAGCAGGAGCAGGAATAACATCATATCCAGGAATGAATAGAACTGGTGAAGCAACATTTGCTTCTGATATGATTAACGCTAGACAAAAAGCGAATGCTAGAGAAAGTGGTTCAATTATGGATTTACTTTTCAGAAAAGAAAATGAAAAAGGAGTAATGGAACTTGATCCACTTAAACTTGCAGTAACAACTGGTGCAGGAATGTATGCATCAGGTGCTTTTAAACAAGCGCCAACGGACATATACACACCAGGATATAATATGGGTTACCTGAAGATGAAAGAAGAGAGAGGTAATTACAAATACATAGACCCGGCTACCGGACAAGAAAAAGAATATGAAGAAATGTATTCACCAGAAGAACAAGGAATAGGACAAAGACAAATAGGTCCTTACTCTTATGATGTTCAGAGATTAAGAGCTGGTGGTATAGCAGAAATTAAAAAATTTAACGAAGGTGGTGTTAACTACCTTCCATCAAAAGTTTCCCACGATGAAAACGATTCAAATAACTATGTCAGAGCTTCTGGCTATGTTGAAGATGGATCAGGAACAGGTGATAAAGACGAGGATACAATGTTAGCTCAATTAGCAGACGGAGAGTTTGTAACAAGAGCAGATGGAGTATTAGGTGCTGGTATCATAGCTGGAGCAAATCCAAACAGCTTCAAAGATATGAAAGAAAAAGGTGCCGAATATTTCTACGAACAACAAAAAAAATACAAAAGAGTATTTGATTTATTGAAGGAGAAAAATGGCGATAGCAAGCAAAAAGCGAATTAAACCGCTAGTAAACGTTTTACCAATAGAACCTAAAGATATAGAAAGGTTTTGGCCTCTTATGGAATTTATGATTGCTGAAGCTTTAGCATTTTCAGGAAAATACGCTGATGTAGAATATTTTTATAGAGAATTAAAAAAAGACACAATGCAATGTTGGTTGATGTTTGGCTCTGACGAAGATGAAGAAAATAAAGTTTTTGGAGTTTGTATTGGTAGAATTTCACAACTTCCTAATTACTCTCAATATGAAATTACAATTTGTACTGGTAAAAGAAGAGAGCTATGGGAACATCAATTAGTTAAAGCAATAACAGATTTTGCTAAAGTTAATAAATGTAAAAGATTAAGTATAATGGCCAGACCTGGTTGGGAAAGAGTATCTAAACAATGGGGATGGAAAAAGAAACACGTACAACTAGAGAAATGGATATAATATGAGTTTTTTTGGAGGAGGAAGATCTAGCGCACCAACGACACCATCAACGCAAACACAAATAATGCGTGAGGCTCCTGGTATTGAAGAAAGAAAAATTGAATTAATGGATATAGCGAGACAAGTCGCTAATCAACCCATAAACCTTCCTGATATTCAAGTATCTCCTTTTTCAGCAATGGAGCAAGCTGGACTTACAAAAGCTGGAACTACAGGAGTTGGAGCAGGAGCTACGACTGCAGGAATAGGACAAGTTCTTGGAGCTGCGGCACCCGTTGGAGCTTCTCAAATTTCACAATACTTAAATCCATATCAATCATATGTTACTGGAGAGATTGGAAGACAAGGACAGATGATGCAAAACCAATTAGGTGCACAAGCTGTAGGCGCAGGCGCATTTGGTGGAGGAAGAGAAGGTGTTCAGCAAGCAGAATTACAAAGAAGAACTTTAGAACAAATGGGTAAGGCTCAACAAGCAGGTTTTACAACAGCACTAGGAGCTGCTCAAAGACAACAACAAGTTGGTTTAGCAGCAGGTCAACAATTAGGTCAATTAGGATTGCAACAGCAACAAATGGCTTCAGGTGATATAAATCAATTAATGCAAGCGGGTGGTGTTCAAAGACAATTAGCTCAGGCAACTTTAGATGCGCAAAGACAAAGTACATTACAACAACAATATGAACCTTACCAAAGAGCAGAATTTTTAGCTAACCTATATGCTGCTGGACCTAAAACACAATCAGGTGTAACGATGGGAACTACACCTTCAACAAGCCCATTAGCACAATCTATAGGAACAGGAATAGGAGCATTCGCAGCTTATCAAGGCGCACAACAAGCATAGGAGATTAAATGAACCAAGTTTTAAATAGACCTATGTTTCGTCAGACAGCACTTCGTAAAGGTCACTTAACACCTGTACGTGCAAATACAGGAGTTATGATAGGACAACCTTATGGTCCACCCGGTCCTTTCAAACCACCCTCAACTCAAATAGCTCCTTGGTATCAAAGACTTAAAGCAGATTTTTTAAATTCTAGACAAGGAATTCAACAAGTATTAAAAGGCCATAAAGGAGCTAATCCTTTAGGATCAGGAAGAGGGCTTGCAGCCGCAACAGGTTATTTGGGTGTTGAGGATTTAGTAAGTAGATTTACAGGATCCCCTTATGGCAGGAGTATTTTTGAACAATATGGTGTGGAGCCCGGTTTAAAAAAAGTGGCACTAGATACAGGAATAGCAGCAGCATTATCTTTTAATCCTATAACAGGGCCAGTAGCAAGAGGTGTAGGACTAGGATGGACAGGAGCTAAATTAGGTAAAAAATATCTTTATGACCCAGCAAAAAATTGGTTGTCGGGAATGCCCACTGGAGATCTTGATACAAAATGGGGAATAGAAGAAGGCCAAAAGATGGTAGATCTAAGTGGAAAGGAACAACCTAAAACAGCAATCCAAATTAAAAAAGAAGTTGAAAATATTGGGCCCAAGAGAAAACATAACAGAGTTGGTTTTGGTAATAAACTAACACAAACTGACAATGAATCAAAAGTTGTGGATGGAGCGGTAGATGTTAATAAAGTTATAGATAACAACATAGCTTCTATGCTACCAGAAGGTGGAGGGGTAGATGCGTCAAAATCAACATATGGAAAACCTAAATCTAACTACCCTGAAGATGAAGAGCTTATTGCAGTATCCGACAAAGAAAAAATAACTGATAAAAAGGCAAATCTGAATGTTGTAAAAAAAGCTAATGCAGTAAATAATGAATTAGATAAACCGGGTAAAATAAAAGCAGGGGATGGCACAGAGGTTAATACTGAAGTAATTGACCTTGCAAGAAAATATAGAAAAGAATTAATGGCAGGACAAAAATCTCAAGCTGGTTTAGTCTTTTTAGCAAACCTAGCTTCAGGTTTACTTTCAGGAACAACTGCAAAAGCTGGAGTAGGGGGAGCTTTAGAAGTATTAGGTAAAGCTTTAGGCCCTGCAGTTAACAACTATGCAACTATTAAATTAAAAGAAAACGAACTATCCAACAGTTTTATGTCAGACGCTTTAGAATTAGCAGGAGATGAGATTGAAAGAGCAAATGAAATAATAGAATTTAAAATGCCAGAGTACCCAGATGGTGATCCAGGAGTTATTCAAATGTTTGACAGAAATAACCAAATTGTAAATATGCGTGGTATTAGATTAAAAGATGGTACTGTACAAGTAGCTATGCCTGGCATGAAAGATCAATTTGGTCATAACGTTTATCAAACAATGGTAACAGGTTCGTTTAACAGATTTATGCCAAATAGTGAGTTAGATCCAAAAGCTATAGATACTCTTCTAGAATTAGACCAAAAATACAAAGCATACAAATACGGTGAAACATCTTACAATTTAGTTAAATCATTTGCAGATAAAGGTATCACGGGTGCAGGTCCAGTTGGTAGATTAAATTTAGTTAAAAGTAGATTAGGGGAAGCTATGTATGACTTAACAGGTATGAATATGTTTACAAACACTGATGATGCATTCCGAAAAGCTGATGAATACAAACAAATGTTAATAGATGATTATATGGAACAAAACGATGCAACTGAAAAAACAGCTAGAAAATGGGTTGAAAAAGAATTTGGTGAATTTAATTTAGGTAGTGGCGCACAAAATAAACTTACAAAGGCAATATCAGAATATACTGGAGAAGCTGACGCACAAAAATTATCTCAATTAGCTATTAACGAAACTGTCATGGTTTACGCATTAGCGAACTCATTAAAATCAAAAGACAGGTTAACTGCTAAAGATATTAAAATGGCTAAAGATCTAGTAAATATCTTCCCGTGGTTTAGAGGTCAAAAAGCAGTTATGAGAGATCTTAAATCAGTTAATAATACAATTTTACAAGATATTAAATCTTTGGAAAATACTTATGTTATGGGTTTAATGGGAGAAACTTCTACTATTAACAAATACAGACGAATATATGGAATTGGCGTAGGTGCAGCAGATATGGCACCACAAGAAATACCTGGTTTTGATTGGGAAAATAAATCTGTTGAGGAAATGATGGCGGAAGGTTGGGGCTCATGACATTAGAAGAATTACAAAAAAAATTAGATGATAAATCTCTTGACCCATCAAGATTAGATAGAAAACAAAGATCTATAATTGATGAATTAATTAAAAGAGGAGAATTAAAAGGTCCTAATATAAAAGAATTACAAGCAGAAAGAAACGCAGCAGCTAGAGCAATAGCTAGAAAAGAAGAATTTCATGCAGATCCAATAGCCGCAGCTTTAGAAGCTGAGGATAGTTTTTTTAAAGGTAGACCAACTGCAGAACTTGCAGGTGACTTATCTGGTTCAATTGCACCTTACGTAGCTATGAGAAAAAAAATATTTGGTGCTGCTAAGAACGGTACTCTTTGGCAAAAAGGACCAGGAAAATTTTTACAATCAGCTACAAGAGTTGCTGATAAACTTCCTGGAAAATGGGGAAAAATAATAGGTGGTGCATTAAAATTAGTTGCAAGAACTGCAGACGTACCTGCTAAAGTTTGGGCTAGTCCTCTTGGTAAAGCAGAAATTTATTCTGTATTAGGTGGTTCTGCAGGAGCAGGAGCTGGTTCAATTACATATGATATGCTTAACGAGCAAGCAGGAGTAACAATTGCAAATTCAATTACAGATGCATTTAGAGATATGCCTCAAAAAGAAATAGATCAAGACATTTTAAAAAATGCTTTTGAAGCTACAAAATATGCAGCAATGTGGAATGCAGGTGCAGCGGCATTAACCCCTTTTATATTAGGACCACTAGGTAAAGGAGTAGGAAAATTATTTGGAACTAAAGGTGAAAAAGCTGTGAGATTATCTGAGTATGCAAAAGAAAAAGGTTTACCATTACCACTTATGACAGGTATTAAAGATGGTGTTCTTACAAACTTAGGTACGGGATATTTTAAAACGGTGGGTGTCTTTCCTTTTGTGTCTGGAATAGGAAGAAAATCTTTACAAGGAGCTGAACAAGAAGCAAGTAAACAATATTTAGAAGGATTGGTAAAGTTTGCACCTTTAATGAAAACAGCAGCTCTTTCATCTTCTATCTATAACCAAGCCGCAAAAACTTTTGCAGATCACGTAGCCGTTATTGGTTCTAAATATCAAGCTTTTGAAAGATTTGCAGAAGCAGCAGGTAATCCAAGAGTAATAGGTTTAGATAAAACATCTAAAGCCGCAAAAGAAATGGTTGAAAACTACAGACAAATGTTTCCTGATATTCAATCTGCATTAGATACGCAAAGACGACTTGGACGTTCTATTGGTGACTTAGATATCAAAGCAATTGAAAAACATCTTACAGATGCAGGAGATCCTTTAAATTTATTTATAAAATCCATTGTTGCTGTTGGAGAGAATGGTAAAATTACTCCTAAAGAATATGGGGGTATTATGAAAATGTTAAATAGAGCTATTGAAGGCTCTAACTTACAAATTCCAAATAAAACGGTTTGGGCATTAAGAGAAGCTTTAGAAGTAGATTTAAATTCTTTTGGAGCAAAGCTTACAAAAGATAACTTTTTAAAAGATGATGTTATAAAAGAAGGCTACGAACAAATGGTTAAACAAAGTGGTAAAGAATTTGCTGATGCTGATATGGCTTATAAAATTGGTCAAGGTACACAATTATATAGTAAATTAAAAGAAGCAAATTCTGCATTCTCAAGTATTATGGGATTTTACACAAAACAAACTTTACCTTCTCATTTTAAAAGATTTGATACTACTTTATTTACTGGAAGAGGTGTTAATGGAATTTTAGGTAAAGAAAGTATCCCTAGAGATCAAATGTTTAAGTCTATGGCTAGGGATGTTTTTGCGTCTAACTCAGAAGATGCAATTTTTCAATTTAAAAGAATTATAGGAGCTGAAGGTCCTAACGCAACAAAAAATGGTAAGCAATTATTTGAGGCAGCTAAAGCAAGATATATGTTTAATGCTTTTTTTAGTGCTTTTGATAGTGCAGGAAGTCCACAAGCTAAATCTATATTTAATGATGTAGCAATGGACGCATCAGTTAAATCAGGTAATAAATATATGGCAGACGCAATGGAAGAATTTGGGGGAGCTGCTCAACAACGTTATAGAAATTTTTCAATTGAGGATGTTAGACTTAATAATGGTATTTATGATGTATCAAAAATAAGATTTGGTGTAGATGATATTGCTGATTTTAATATAAATAAATTTATGGATAATCTTGGAATTGGTAAAGCAACAGAAGATTTAGGAAGAGACAAGATGGCTGCAATTATAGGAAAAGGAAAACCTTTAGATGATTTTTATAAATTTACCGACTACATGAAAGCTATATCAGATATTGCAATATCAGATACATCTACATTCCTTCAAAGAAGATTTACACTTTCTGGAGGTAAAGGTGTTTTAACTGGTGTTGTAATTGGAGGGGGTATGGGTGCGGTTAATCCTCTTGCTCCATTAGTATTTTTAATGTTAGCGAGAAAAGCAGGAAGCATGTTAACGGATCCTGTTGCTTTAAGATATTTAAATGATGCACTTAGTGTTGATGAACAATTAAAAATTTTAAAAGGTCAAAAAATTAGAGGTCAAACTTATGGAAGAGGAGCAGTTCCAAAATGGACAGCTGCTGGATTAACTCAAAAAAGAGAAGCGTTTGCAAGATTGTGGAATTATATGGCTGATGAAGATAAAGATATGCCTAGAATTAATCCTAAAATGATTGACCCAATTAAAATACAAGAATTTTTACTTAGTCAACCTTTTGAAAGTCCTAAACCAAGATACGATGATAACACTTTACCTAAAAAAACAATTGAATCTATGTTTTCAGAAGATTTTACAGGTAGCTCAGGAAATGTAGTAAAGGATAATCAAATAGTTGACTACGTTCGATCAACTGTAGGACATGAAATTGAATCGGATGTTGATCAAGAATCAAGAGAAGTGGAAGCTGAAAGAGCGAGTATTACAGAAGGTATGGAATTAGAAAATCCTGTACAAAGTCCACCGAACACCGGACAAGCTGGACAAGCTGGACAACAAGTAAACGCACAACAGTTCCAAGCACTATTCCCTAACGATCCAACAGGTGCTGCAATAGCACAAAGAGCAACTAGACGTGCCTAAAGAAAACGCAATACAGAAAATAGAATCACATGAAAAACTTTGCCGAATCATGCAAAAACAGACTCAAACTGAGATTAGAGAACTTCAAGCAAGTATACATCGTATAGAAAAAATTTTATTGACATCAGCGGGTGTATTAATTACTGGTATGGCAGGAGTCATAATAGTATTAATAACAAAAGTCTGGTGAAATTAATTAAAAAATATCCCTATAAACATTACAATAGATTTTCAGATACGACTGGAAGAAAGTATCTGGTTGATAATATTAAAGTCCCAAGTGTGACAACCATATTAAGTGCCACTAAAGACATGCGCCAACTTAATAATTGGCGCAGAAGAGTGGGCGAGAAGGAAGCAGACCGAATTATGAACCAAGCATCAACTATTGGAACCGAAATGCATAGGGTTCTGGAGTACCATTTAACAGGAGAAGGATATTATAATGACAGGGAGGAAGGCACAAAACCACGAATGATGGCTAAAACTATACTAGATAATATACAATTAGATGAAGTATGGGGGAATGAGATAAGCCTAGAATATCAAAATAAATTTGCAGGAACCTGTGATTTAACAGCTGTGGCTTATGGAAAACCAAGTATTGTGGACTGGAAACAGTCAAATAGGCCAAAAAAAGAGGAGTATGTAGAAGACTACAAATATCAGTTGGGTGCTTATTATTTAGCCCATACAGCGAATTACGGCCCCATAGAGCAGGGGGTAATCAGTATTTGTACCCGAGACCTTCAATATCAGGAATTTAAGCTATCAGAGCCTGAATTAATAGAATATGGGGATAAGTTTTTAGAAAGACTAGAGCAATTTAAAAAGCTACAATGAAGAAATAAGTATTGCATTTCTTATAAAAGTCATTATATAGGGCTTATAGGTGCCTTTAAGGGCCTATTTTATTAACTGTCTAAACATGGAGGTTAAATGACACTCAATAAACTAAAACTACCATCAATCTTTAATCAATTAAGACCTGTATCTATAGGTTTCGATAATATTTTCGATCATTTCGAAAAAATTTTGGATGACAGTGACGAATTCTTTCGTACACCTACAGCTACATTTCCTTTTTATAACATTGTAAAAACTGGAGGCACAACTTACGACATAGAAGTTGCTCTTGCAGGTTACAGTAAGAAGGATATCAAAGTTGATTATACAGATAATCTATTAACAATTAAATCTGTTAAAGAAGTAAACGATAGCAAAGAATCTAATGGAGTAATCCATAAAGGTATTGCTAAAAGATACTTCTCTAAAGTATTTACCATCGCTGATGATGTAGAAATCAAAGGTGCTGAGTTAAAAGATGGATTACTGAAAGTTTCTTTAAACAAGATTCTTCCAGAATCTAAAAAATCTAGATCAATCGAAGTTAAATAATCTTTAACAATCAACAACATGAGTAGGGCGCTCTGCGCCCTACTTATAAATAAAAAGCTACAATAACCAAGCTCTTAGGTCTTCTTCTCCTAAAGTTTTAGCTGCTATTTGTCCTTTGTTTACAAGAGACTTCATTATAGCTTCATCAAGAGTATTTTTTGCCACTATATCAATATATAACACGGATTCTTTTTGTCCCATTCTATGGGCTCTATCCTCAGATTGCATACGAACTTCTAGGTTGTAACTATTTGAATAGTAAATAACTGTAGTACATGCAGTTAAAGTTAATCCAAAACCTCCGGTGGTTGGGTTACCCACTAAAAATCTCGTTTTTGAATCTGTCTGAATTCTATTAACAGCATCTTTTCTATCCATCACACTGACTTCTCCAAAAATACAGACGGTTGATTCGGGCCCATACTTATTTATAAGAAAGTTTTTAATTTCATGAATATTATATAAATAATTAGCCCAAATAATTACTTTACCACCTGTCTCCTCAAGAATTTCATCTAATGTATTTAATTTTTGTTTATGTAATCCAATTATTTTACCCTCATCATCTTTAGTAAACCCATTGCACACCTGGTGTAATTTAACAATTTCTGTTAATTTATTGGAAAAAGAAATAGTGCTATCTTCTACAATAGCTAAAGCACTATGCCTTAATCTATCATATATTTTTTTATGTTCTCCTTCTAATTCAATATATCTTTTTTGACGAATCTTAGGTTTAAGATCTAAGCATTGGTCTTTTCTTATTCTAGTTGAAAAGAATTTTAATTTGGTTTCTAGTTCTTCTAACCTTTTGTAGTATTTTGGAACACTAATAAAACGACCAGAGCCTACTGGTATATCAGTCATTTCTGCATATCTATTTCTAAAAGCTAAGTAACTACCAAACCCTAATAATTCTGGACTTAAAAACTGACATTGTGTATATAAATCCAATGGAGATTTTGTTATTGGCGATCCTGTTAGGATACGCCTTATATGCGACAGTTGTCTTAATCCTAAAATGTTCTTTGTTCTTTTTGCTGATTTATTTTTTATGGTGGTTGATTCATCCAGTACTACAAAATTTAGCTTATTTTTAGTTAAAAAATCTACGCAACCATTAAATCCTCTTTTAGTTGATAAAGCCTCAACGTTAATTAGAAAGATTCTAAGATCCTTATATTCATTAAGTTTATAGTATTCACCAGGTTTATCTAAATTCCATTTATATATTTTATATTTTAATTGGTCTGGAAAATGAGTTTCTATCTCAGTTTCCCATACTGTATATACCGATTTAGGTGCAATGATTAATGTAGAGGTTATTTTTCTTTGAAAAAATAAATATGCAATATTGTCAAGAGTAACTTTTGTTTTACCCGTACCCATTTCCATGAAATAAGCCCATTGAACTTTTTCGGCTGATTGATTTAAAGCATCCCTCTGGTGCTGGTATGGCTTAGTCTTATACGGATATTTCCACATCAGAAAAAATATATAATTTTTTTATTGCAAATATCAAGAAGATAATTTAAGAGATCTCTAGGAGGAAAATATGGATATAGAAAAAATGTCATCCATTGACATTGATCAAGATAAAGTAAAATCAATATCGGATAAATGTCACCAACTCAATGAACTCCAACAGCAACTAAAGGAAAAAGAAGAAATTCTTTCAAAACTTAAATTTAAAATTAAAGATTTTGAAGAACGAATCATTCCCGAAATGATGCAGGAAGCAGGTGTATCTAAAATTAAATTAAAAGATGGCACCGAAGTAGAAGTTAAACCTTTCTACGCAGCAAAAATTCCTGAGTCACGTGTTGAAGAAGCTTTTGGCTGGTTAAGAAGCGAAGGCTTTGAGGACTTGATTAAAAATACTGTGACTGCTTCGTTTGGTCGTGGGCAAGATAATCAAGTTTCTGAACTTATAGGTGTCTGTGAAAAATTTGGTTTCAATTATAATAAAAAAGAAAAAGTTGAACCAATGACTTTAAAGGCATTTGTAAAAGAACAAGTTGAAGGTGGTAAGAAATTACCATTTGATTTGTTTGGGGTATATATTGCAAATAAAACGAAAATAACAAATAACAAATAAGGAGTATAACGTGACGATAAAAGACGGACAATCGAACGAAGTAGCGATTAAAAAAGAAGGTCAGTTAGCTGGTTTAAATATTGAACAGTTTGCTGATGCAGGATTTGAGAATGTGGACTCTAAGAGTTTAGCATTACCTTTCCTTAAAGTGCTTGGACAATTATCACCACAAGTAACACAAGGTGATAGTAACTTTATGCCACAGGCCAGAGCAGGTATGATCTATAACACGGTTACAGATGAACTGTATGATGGTCAAAAAGGTATATCAGTTATTCCATGCTTTTATAAGTTGGAGTACATTGAGTGGAAAGACAGAGAAAAAGGTGCTGTCGCTCCCGTAAATGTATACACTAGCGACTCAGACATCATGAGTAAAACTACAAGAGGTGAGGACGGTAAGGATAGATTACCAAATGGTAATTATATTGAAGAAACTGCGTCTCATTATGTTGTAATTGTTGAACCAGAAAAAACTTCAACAGCCTTAATTGCCATGAAATCTACTCAAAGAAAAAAATCTAAGAAGTGGAATTCAATGATGATGTCCTTACGACAGAAAAGAAAAAATGGTCAAGGTTTTTTCAAACCTGCTCCATTTACTCAACAGTACACTATGAAAACTGTATTAGAAAAAAATAATTTAGGTTCATGGTTTGGTTGGGAGATCGAGTATCAAGGCCCTGTCGGTAACGAGGAGGTCATGAAATCAGCTTTTGATTTTTATGAAAGCTGTAAAAAAGGTTCTGTGAGAGTGAATCATAACAAAGAAGAACAAGCGCCCAAGACTCCATTCTAATTTATGGACGTACTTGACAAGACCCTGGGGGAGTTTGTACAACTCTTCCAGGGGTCCACTACATATTTTGGTGTTTCCAAACCTACAGGAAAGAAAAATTCTAAAGGTAAGGCAGAATTCAAACATTGGGTTGAACCTTCTCCAATGACAAAAAAGCATTGGGTGGAACACTTAAAAGGAGAAGCTTACTATGGGTCAGTTCCCATTAGAGACGATAATACATGTAGTTGGGGGGTCATTGATGTTGATCGTTATAATATACGCCATCAAGACCTTATATCCATTATTCGTAAAAGAAAATACCCGCTCGTCCCATTCAGATCAAAATCCAACGGACTCCATTTAATTTTATTCATTGACGGTGTTGTTCCAGCATCTGCTATGCGTAAAAAATTAATTGAGATTGCATCTGACCTTGGAATTAATGACACCACTACCGATATATTTCCTGCACAAGACGAAGTTGATTTAAGTCCTGAAGATTGGGAGAAGAAAAGAAAAGGTAATTTTGTAAATCTACCTTATCAAAAAGCACACATGACAACTAGAGTTGCTATGGATGATAAAAGTAATTCTATAAAATTAGAAAACTTATTTGAGTTTATTAAAAAATTTAGACTTACTCCCGCTGAATTTAAAAAAATTAAAATATTTAAAGACGATGAAACTAAAGACTATCCGCCTTGCGTAGTTAATTTTATGAAAAATAAAGTTCAAAAAGGTGAAGGTCGTAATGATGCTATGTTTAATGTAGCTGTATTAGCCAAAAAAATTAATCCCGATCCTGTTATGTATGAAGAATGGACTAGAGAAATAATGCCTAAAGTTTGTTCGGAAAAACTCCACCCGAAGGAGTTACAAAATATATTTAGAGGTGTGGAAAATAAAGAATATGCTTACAAATGTAAAACCTCTATTGCTAGAATGCATTGTGTATCTTCAGAGTGTATTAAACGAAAGCTTGGAATTGGTGCTAACGAAGCTTTACCTGAAGTTGGAAAACTTCTTAAAGTTAATTCGTACCCGGAGCCTTATTGGATATTACCTATTCAAGGTAAATCAATTAGATTATCAACTAAACAATTATATCAACAACAATTATTAGGTGAGCAACTTTTAAACTATGACATTGTTTGGAGACCCTTAAAACCAACTAAAAGAGATCCAGATCCTTATAGAGATTGGTTGGAAGAATTAATTGAAAACAAACAAGATATGGAAGGATTTGATGCGGTTGAAGAAAGAGACGATGTATTCAACAATAGGATGGCAAGATTTTTAGAAGATGTTGAAGACACCACTGAATTTGATCAAATAGATTCTGATAATATATGGCGGGATGATTCTGAAATGAGATTTAAACTAGAGACATTTAGATCTTTTATGAAAAAACTAGGATATAATTGGAATGAAAAAGAGTGTACAAGATTTTTAGAACAAGGTGGAGCAAAGCCAAAGAAAAAATTTCAAGGCATAGATAGTAGACATTGGTTGGTGGCTCTACCAAAACAAATGGAGCATAAAAACAAAGATGTCAAGTTCGCTAAGCCAAAAGCTGCGTGGGAAGACAATTAAAATATTTGGACCCCCAGGTACAGGTAAGACTGAAAATTTATTAAAACGTGTTCAACGTTATTTAAAAAAAGGATATTCACCCGATGAAATATGTTACATATCATTTACTAATAAAGCTGTGGACGAATGCGTTAGTAGAGTTAGAAAAAAATTTAAAGAATATAATGAGGATGATTTTAAATATTTTAGAACATTACACTCTTTGGCAAGACAACAATTTGCCGAAATCCCAGTCTTAGATCCTAAAGCAGACCTTCTGATGTTCCACACTCAATATGGAACTGTAAAAATTAATTATAAAGATAATTATGATGATGCTAAAGTTTATAACAATTGGTCACTACAAATTTATGATAGATCTAGAAATATGAAGGTTGATCCTGTGTGGTTGTATAAACAGCAACCTAGAAAAGCTGTAAGACTTCAGCAGTTTAAATCCATTGTTGCTGGTTACGAACAATTTAAAACAATGGAAGCGCCTACAGGACAACGGACACCGGACAAATTAGACTTTACAGATATGATTGAAAGATACATTACAAATGGTTTAGTGATTCCTTTTAAAGTGTTAATGGTAGATGAAGCTCAAGATCTTACTCCTTTACAGTGGGACATGGTAGTTAAGATAGCTAAGCACGTAGACAGAATTTATATAGCGGGGGATGATGATCAAGCTATTTATGAATGGAACGGTGCTGACGTAACCCTGTTCCAAAAGTTTCCAGGCAAATCATTAGTTTTAAAAAACTCAGTAAGACTTAACAAAAATATACATTTATTTTCTAAAGGTCTTTTAAATAGTATGGGAAATAACCGTGTTCAAAAAGAGTTTTATTCAAACCAAAAAGAAGGTAGCGTTCATAAATGGAATTCTTTAAAAAAAGTTCCTTGGGATATGGAAGGTAGTTGGATGGTGTTAGCTAGAATTAATGACGTAAAAAAAGAACTCCAGCAGGAGGCACGTAACCTGTCTTTATATTATCAAGATGTAAAAGGTAATAAATCATTTGATCCTGGGCAATTTTTAGCTATTGAATATTGGAATAAGATTTGTGAAGGAGGTTCTATTACTAGAGAAGAAGCTTGCATAATGTACGAGTATTTATTAAACATAGACCATGGATACCGGACACATGATAGTAAAAAATGGAGTTTTGCACATCCTAATCAAATGTTTACATTTGAAGAATTACATTTAAGGTGTGGTATGCGTGATGAAAAAGGTCCATGGAATCAAGTATTTAAAAGAAAATTTAAAGATAAAGACAAACAATATTTTGCTAAATTAACGAAAGAAGGTGTAGATCTTACGCAACCACCTAAAATTACTATTGATACGATACATCAAGTTAAAGGTGGGGAAGCTGACAATGTAGTCTTAGCCAGTAAATGTAATTTTCCTTCACATTTTGAAAAGAAAAATCTAGAGGAAAAAGTTAAAGAGCTGAGAGTCTGGTACACAGGTGCCACAAGATCTAAGCAAACTCTTCATTTATTAGGCACCTATCATCAATATAATTTTCCATTAGGAAAATATTTTAAACAATATGAGGCGAACTATGACCAATAAAGATATGTTTAATGATGCCTTCCCGCAGGAGAAGCAGGTGGGAGGAAGCCACTATAAACATTTTACAATTCAACCATACGAATTTATTTCGAAAAACAATCTTAGTTTTTTTCAAGGAAACGTTGTAAAATATGTTTGTAGATATATTTACAAAAATAAAATAGAAGATTTAGAAAAGATAAAACATTATTGTGATCTTGAAATTTTAAAAATGAAGGATGAGAAAAAAAATAAATGATATTTGAATTTAATGTACCCATGCCAAAATTGGCACAGCTTTTAAATATTGCAGATGCTGAGCAAACACCTATGAATGAAAGACTTGCAGGTAATATTAGAAAAGAAATCGATTTAAGTAAGTATACATATCTTCTTGAAAATTTTTTAAAAAATAAAATTGCAGAACACAAACCTTTAGAGGAAAGAGTTTACTCATACAATTGGAATGACACAAAAAAGGATATTCGTTTAAGAGAATTATGGGTTAATTACCAAGCTAAACATGAGTTTAATCCAATCCACAATCACGCAGGTATTGTTAGTTTTGTAATTTTTGGACGAATACCTTACTGGATTAAAGACGAACATAAGGTAAGCCCAGGCGTAAAAGCTAGAAAAAATAAGTCTGGTGTTTTGCAGTTTATTAAATTATCGAATGATTTTAAAGAACCAATTGATACAATTGATTGTTTTGCTGACGCTGGTTGGGTTGGTAAAGGTCTTTTGTTTTTGTCAAATGTAAATCATTGTGTTTATCCTTTTTATTCAAGTGATGATTATCGTGTAACTTTTTCAGGAAATTTTTATTATAGTGATAAGTAATTAATGCCAGATGCAATTATAAAACCTTTTGGTCCATGTTTAGTGGAAACGTCTGTAGAAGAAGACAAAGTAGAAAAAATAAAAGAATTTTGTGAAAAAAACAAAAATTTAAATATAAGAGATAAGTTAGCTGGACATTTAGATCATGAATATGAAATTAATGCAACTAAGTTGCAAGAAATAATTCAATTTAATGTGGATCAATATAAAGTAATATTAAATCATTATTATGGATACAATGAACAAAGAAATTTAACTATATCAGTAGCATGGGTAAATTATATGCAAAGTGGAGATTTTAATCCTTTACATACACACTCTGACTGCAATTTTTCAGGAGTTATATATTTAAGTGTGCCGAAAGAATTAGAGAAAGAAGCTGAAGCAAGTGTTGCTAAGGGTATAAAACCTGGTCAAATAGAATTTACAGTAGGAACAAAAGTTCCAAATTATATTACAAGCCACCAATTTTTTCCTAAAAAGGGTTCTTTATATATTTTTCCTCATAACATATTACATATGGTGTGCCCTTTTAAATCTAATGTTGAAAGAGTATCCGTAGCTTTTAATCTACTATGGAGTAATGAATGACACATCAATTAAATTTTATATACAACGACAGTGATTGGGTCTGCCCCCCGGAGTATCCAGATTTATCTCAAGCAAAAGAAATAGCAATTGACCTAGAAACCAAAGATCCAAATATTAAAACAAAAGGCCCAGGTTGGGCAACTTTTGATGGTGCTATAGTTGGTTTTGCAGTAGCTGCCTTTGATCAGCAATGGTATTTTCCAATTCAACATGACGCAGGTGGTAATATGGATCTTGCGATTACTACTGCATGGATGCAAGACATACTTAACACTCCTGCAACTAAAATTTTTCACAATGCAAGTTATGATGTCGGTTGGTTAAAGATAAATGGTTTTAATATTAATGGACCAATTGTAGATACAATGATTGCAGCAGCTTTGATTAATGAAAATAGATTTAGTTTTGCATTAAATTCTTGTGCTAAAGATTATCTTGGTGAAATTAAAAATGAAACTTTTTTAAATGAAAAAGCAAAAGAATGGGGAATTGATCCTAAAGCAGACTTATGGAAACTACCCGCAGGTTATGTAGGATTCTATGCTGAACAAGACGCAGGTCTAACTTTACGTTTATGGCAGCGTTTTAAAACAGAAATTTCTAAACAAAGTTTAAATGATGTGTGGGAAATGGAGATGGAGCTGCTACCTATTTTAATAGATACTAGAATGAGAGGAATAAGAGTTGACGAAGAGAAAGCTTCACTTCTTAAAAAAGAATTTAAAAGTAAAGAGTCTGAGGTATTAAATAAAATTAAAAAAGAAACCAGTTTAAATGTGGACATTTGGGCTGCAAGATCTGTAGCGCAGGTGTTTGATAGAATAGGTGTTGACTACCCACGGACACCGAAAAGTGATGAGCCTAGCTTTACCCAAAATTGGTTAGTAAACTGTGATAACCCGATAGCGCAACTAATAAGACAAGCAAGAGAAATAAATAAATTCCATTCCACATTTATAGACTCAATTCAACGTTATGCTCACAAAGGCAGAATACATTCTGAAATAAATCAATTAAGATCTGATCAAGGTGGAACTGTTTCTGGAAGACTTTCATATTCAAATCCTAATTTACAACAAATTCCAGCAAGAAACAAAGAATACGGAGATAAAATTAGAAGTTTATTTTTACCTGAAGAAGGTAAACAATGGGGTTCTTTTGATTACAGCCAACAGGAGCCTAGACTTGTAGCTCATTATGCTGCAAGTGTTGATCAACAATTTACAGGAGCAGATGAATTTATAGATGCTTATAAAAATGAAGCTGCCGATTTCCACCAAATCGTGGCAGATATGGCAGAAATAAGTAGAACTCATGCTAAAACAATTAACCTTGGTTTATTCTATGGTATGGGTAAAGCTAAATTAGCTAGAGAATTGGGTATTTCTAAAGACAAGGCAGAAGCCCTTTTAAATCAATACAATTCTAGAGTCCCATTTGTTAAAAGATTAGCTACAGAAGTCACTAATTCTGCTTCAAAATATGGCTTTATTCGAACAATAAGGGGTCGTAAATGCCGATTTGACATGTGGGAGCCTGCTACCTTCGGAATGAATAAGGCAATGCAATATGAAGAGGCTAAGGCAATTTATGGAAATAATATAAGAAGAGCCTTTACTTATAAGGCTTTAAATAGATTAATCCAAGGATCAGCAGCAGATCAGACTAAACAAGCTATGATAAATTGTTATAAACAGGAATATCAACCCATCCTACAAATTCATGATGAATTGTGCTTTTCTATAAATGACGAAAGTGATATAGTGGGGGTGAAGGAGGTAATGGAAAATGCCATCGAAAATCTCAAAGTCCCCTTCAAGGTTGACGTTGCACTCGGAAGAAGTTGGGGCGAAGCAAAAGAGTAAAGATATAGTTTGTAAAAGGTGTAAGGACACCGGACAAATAGAAACTTGGCACGATGCTTCAGAAAAACGTAAAATTATTTCTGACTGTCCTGTTTGTCCTCCTCAAATAAATCTTTTTCATCTTCGGGCTGCTGGTCTTTAATAAATTCTTCCCGAATTTTTCTTAGTTCTTTATAGTGGTTTGGGTGTTTCCATTCAAACGTCATATGCTCTCCTTGTTTTTTTTATAACCTATTATAACATGAGCACTTTTTTGAAATCCTCCAGAAGTTAGTAAAACAATTTTTCTAAAAAAATTATTTAGTAGTACCAATGTGTATAAAATTAAAAAAATGTTTTTTCGGAAAATTTAGAGCGCACTATCCTTAAGGAAAAAATTAATTTTTTGGGCTACTTAACTTGCTATGCTAAACTTTTTACTTTGTTCAACAGCATTGTCTATTTGCTTCTTTAGGTCACCTATTCTTATTGCAGTCCATTTCATTTCTTCTTCATGACCTTCAGCAGCTTGCTTCGCCCATTTGTGTTCCAAGTTCAATTTGTCCTGAACTACTTGTTGTAACGTTGACATCTTTTTTATCAACCTCCTCAAATGTAAGAAACACTTTGTAGGGTTCGTAGAACCCTTCATCGGTTCCTTCTATTGCCCCTGATTCTACTTCTGTAGCAAATTTGTCAAGAGCAGCCCTATCGCTCTCCGCCTCTATTATCTTATTAAGATACATATTTTTGTATCTTGCTTGGATGCGATAAAGCTTCATGTAGTATTATATATCAAAATAAGTGCACATTGCAACTATGTGGACACTTTTGGTTTAGGTGAGGGAATTATTAATTTTGGCGGTTTTGGTAGGTTTACGGGCTTACATTCAAATTTTATTACTAATTTTTCACGTTCTACGTGTTTCCTATCTATTTCTTCTGTCTGTTCTAGCCCTTTAAAAGTATTATGGGCCACTCTATAACCTGTCACTACGCAGTCATAATGATTATCGAACGTATATCCTGGAATGGAACTAAATGGGCACATTCCTGTGATTGTGCTACAAAGATACATAATTAATACAAATTTTGTCATAAAATCCTATATTATCCTATTGTATTTTTTCCTTGCATATCCCACGAAAATGTTTATATACAGTTCATGTTTTTTAAAAATAATAACAACAAAGAGGATACCATGAAAACAGATGGAAAAGAAGAAGCGATAACTGTACAAGAAAAGCAGTTAATCACTGAGAAGATAGGCGAAGCTTTGGTTTTAAAACCCGATTGGGAAATTAAACCTAAGAGCGTTGCTATGACTCATATCTTTTCAGTTGAATTTAATGAGTCAACTAAAGAACTACAACTGGTGGTCAATAATGAAGTTTATGAAACTCTCAGATGTAAAGATATACTTAATGGTAAAATTAAATTTCATAATGGTTTAAATGAAATCATTTCTAAATTTAATTTGTGGAGGTATGATGAGCCAAAATCCAAAAACTAAATCATCGTCAACAGTATTCTTGGAATGGATAGATGAAATGAATAAAATTTTATCTGAAGTTCCGATGAATAATATAAGTGGTGAAATGGTAGAATATTCCGATCACGAATGGCAAAAGGCAATGAAGCAACTTCAACAGTGCTCAATGAAATTTGAGGACATGCCTATTTACCCAATCAACGAAGAGATCGCAAATAGACTAGTCGCAGACCACTTGAAAGGTAAGGATGAGCAACCAGATCATTAGTTTTTTATTCTTACTTTTATTAATAGTATTACCAGCAAAACTTGTATTAGCAATTTTTGGATTACTGGTATACACAATCTTGTTTTAACCAAGGAGGGAAAAGATGGCAAGAGCAGTAAATAATAAATTTTTTGAAACTAGAGATTACTCTATATTCAAAAAAGTCCGAGGCAATAGACCTGTGGATGAAGCACACGTTAAGCAATTAAAAAAATTAATTGCTGATAAAGATCTAATGGATCCTATACGTGTAAATCAAAATAAAGAGGTAGTGGATGGTCAACATACATTACAAGCGAGAAAGGAATTAGGTTTACTTGTTCCTTACATCATAATTAATTCTGATGATCCGCTTGATGTAGCAAGACTTAACCAAGGTAGAAAAAATTGGTCGATGGAACATTTTTTACATCACCATTGTTCTAGAGGCAAAATGGATTACAAAATTTGTAAATCTAAAATGCAACAGTATGGTCTACCTGTGTCTGAAACAATAATTTTATTGTTGAAGATAACCTCAAAATGGAGAACGATTCACGATCAATTCAAACAAGGGGAATTTAAAATTCCTGCAGGTGGAATTTCACATTGTGATAGAATAGGTGATCAATTAATGGCTCTTAAAAAATATCTTCTTGGTATGGATAATACTAATAGAAGAGTTAAGAGACAAATGGTAACTGCTTATATTATAGCAGATAGACACCCGGAGTTTAGTTACGATAGATTTAAAAATGCTATTAAAACTAAATCAGCATGGTTGATGACTGGAACATCAGCACGTGATTATATTCAAATTTTTCAGAAAATATATAACTCTGGTTTAAAGCCCAATAGAAGAATTAATCTTCTTGATTTCTTTGATACTAGACAATATACCGAAGAATAAGGAGACACAATGGATATCACTAAATGGAAATCTTGTGCGGTTGATATTGAATCATACATTCTAATAAGAGCGATGGGAAAGGCAGGTTTTAGAAGACCTGGAAGTATGATCGCTAAATTAGTTGATGAAGAAGTAAAGAAGATAGCTAAAAAAGAGGGTAAGAGTTATCAATCAATGAAAGAGAATTTGCTATCTCAAGGTAAGAAGCTCTTGAATGGTAAGTAGACCTGCAGGTTGGATGGTTAACCTTTAATCTGGGGTTGAGAAGGGCCGGGAGACTGGCCCTTTTTTTCTTGCAATATAATATTTGACATAGATCAAATATTTTTATATTCACAATACATACGTATTCATAAGCCTAAAATGAAAAGGTGAGGCTTTCAAAACACCTTATTTCCAATTAACAACGAACACTAAAATTAACTTTTAAAAAGGAGATTTAGTGGGTAAAAAAGCTACAAAAGGTAGCCCAGAAGCATTAGAACAAGCACTACAAAAGCTTGTAATGTTGTGTCCGAATAAGCAAACTTATGACGAGATGACCAGTTTAATGTTTCAGTTGTACTGTGGAAATGACTTTGGCTTAGGAAATTTTAGTTTAGCATTTCTTGATAAAATCGAGAAATGTTGGCAATCAGGTAGAAAAAAGGCCGCTTCGGCTAAAGGTTTAAGACTGGTTGTCTAAAATGTGTAGCCAAGGTGTAATTCCACATCTATATCTTTTCCCACATCTTGGCTATGCTGATGTATTTATTTGATAAAACTTATATAAGAGCCTCAATTAATTTTTGCAAAACTTTGGATGGTCCCGGTCGTGTGGGCTTTATCTCTGAAGTTCTTGAAGATTATTATATTAGCGTAGAAAAGAAATCTCCAGCACTTGTTCAAAGGAGGTTTCGTGAGTTATACGCCGAACTTATTAAAAATTTTGGGCACTAGCATGTCTGCTCAAATTTTAAAAGAAGATAAATCACCTGAACAGAAATTATTTCAGGCTATAGTCCTCCAGGCGTTTGAAGATGTTTTGACGACTCATGGGAATAAGCAAGATTCTTATCTTAAAAAAGATGCTCATGATTGGTTTTTAAATAAAAATAATCGCTTTAATGATATTTGTTGGTATGCAGGTTTTGATCCAGAAATTATAAATGAAAAATATAAAAAATTATTAGCTGAAGGTAAAATTAAATTTACTCGACTCCAGGAGGCGTGGATAGAATATAGAAATTTATATAAAAATTATAGAGCTGCTAAAACTTCTGTTGAGAGAAGAAACATTATGATTAAAATTTGTAGAATAAAAAAATAGTTACCATTTTCTAACGGGACAGTAAGATCTTTCTAATCTTACTTTTAAACGCATTACACATCCACATTTAAGGCATAGACCTATTTTATAAAATGGACAAGTACGGCAGTGGTTGATTCTTTTTTTAATTGTGGAGTGGTTTGCTAGGATAGGTTTTTTTCGTGGTTTGGTAGTCATGGTGGCCTGAATGTTAATCTAATAAACCGGTGCAATCTTTTTTTAATGTAAGGGACCCTTGGGGGAAGTTCTAAAGAGCTTTGATGACTAAAAACCCCCAAAGGTTCCGATACTTTTAAGTAAGTGCTAATTAACACATAATAAGTATATCACAACACCGGATACCGGACAATTAATTTGTATAGTTGATGTTTAGGACTATCCTACATTTACTGTCTGTGGTATTTGTGCCACAATGTTTCATCTGAGAGTTGAAGGTAATTAATCTATTGGCTTTTGAGTATATTTTTGTGCCATCTTCAAATTTTGTATACCCATTATTGGTATTTATATAAAAAGCTGAGGTTTTGCAGTCATCTGGGACATCAACATGTAGATCTGATTCATGTAATTTAGCTGAACCAGTAGTCATATTAAGCTTTAATCTATATAATAGTTTGACATTTAATTTTTGCAAAATTGGCTTAACAATATCAAAATATCTAGACGCTATTTCTTTATCATCGTAGGTTTTGAATACATGTGTAAATTGGAATGATTCTAAAATAGGATCATCCCATTTGGGATCACCATCTTGATTGTAATTTATATATTTGTTAAAAAACCACGGAAAATGAGCACCTTCTAGGTCTTCAACCACCACATCAAAGATTCTTTTGTCTAAAAAATTGTCCTCCTGAGTGTATCCAAGTATTTCCATAAATTTTACTATATAGATATTCTAGACACCTGACTAATAAAAAGTACCCCAGGGGGTCAAACAGGTGTCCCTGGTGTCCCTGATACACTATTAATCAATAATATCAATGCTTTTAATCAATTTTAATGGTGTCCCTGTGGTGTCCCCGTGGTGTCCCTAGGGACACCACTCTTGCGGGAACGCAATCAAAACAATTTCAGGTAGTTACTTTGTGATGAAATAATCTATATAATAAAAAAACTATGATGAAAAAATTAGAAATGTCCAAACTGATATTTAAGACCGCTAAAGAGCAGTTTAGAAAACTATATAAAAAACATAAATCTGAGGTGAGGCACACCAAAAAAACAAAAGGGGCTATTCCAACTGTTCCATATCAACTTAAGAAAGCTGATGTAAAAAGAAAAATAAGAGGAACTAAATTTACTGCTAAAGCTGACATAAAAGCTAAACCAGGTTTAAGACGTAGAATCTTACTTAAAATTGAAAGAGATAAGCGAGCTAAAACTAAACATAAAGGTCCTGTTATTTATGGTAAAGGTTGGGCATCCGACAGAGCAGGTAAGACTATGCAAATTCCTGCAATGACATTTAAAGCTAGAAAGCAAATGAAAAAAGAAATGGCAGTAGCTGCTGAGAAAGGTTATAAGAGAATTAGGTTTAAAAAATTCGGATATAAAAAAGGTAGTTATGTATAAAAAAATGTTGTTAGGTGGTTTGTTAACCAAAGGTATTAAAGAAAGTTATAAGGCTTATAGAAAAGCTGGTGGTAGAAGTATTATTGAAATTATGAAATCTGGTGTACGAGGTGCTGGTAAAAGAAAAGATGCAAAACTTGATATTAAACATGGTATCAAAGTACATGGTGGTAGACATTTAACAAAAAGAGATTTGGCAAAATTAAGATAATGTTTTGGGTTTGGCATTTGGTGGCAATTACATCTATAATATCAATTTCATTCATAATAGGATACAGCTATGGGTCTAAAGAAAAAAGAATTAAGAACAGTAGATGATTTAACTCCCAAACAAAGAATGTTTGTGGAAATTTACGTAAAAGACTGGGGAAGCATTACTCAAGCGGAAGCTTTAAAACGCGCTGGATATGTTTGTAAAAATGAGAATGACTATAGTGCAATCGCTTCTAGATTATTATCCAGAAGATTAAATCCACACGTTGCAAAATATTTTGATAAACGATTTGAAAAAGAAATAAAAATGTATGAGGGAGATAACCTCAGACGGTTTAAACGATTTGAAAGACTTGCTGATAAAGCTGAGAATAAGGAGCAATTTGCTGCTGCTATTAATGCTGAATATAGATCAGGTCAATTAGCGGGTTCTTTTATTGATAGAAAAGAAGTTAGAGTAACCGGACTGGAGGGTATGTCACGTGAAGAACTTGAAAACAAGTTACAAGAGCTATCGCAGAAGATCGATGGGCATAATGCCAAAACGATCCAAGCTGAGCCCACAGACATTAAAGAAATTAAAAACAGTTAGTTGGTCTGAGTGGATAAAAGTATTCAACAGTGTCCACAACTCAACTATGTTTACCTCCGTAGGAATGGTGAAGGTAGATATTGATGAGACATAAGAAAAAAATTGTAATTAATAAAAAGGCCAAACATTGGAAGGATAGATTTCCTTTGGTAGAGGTTACATGGGTTGATATTTGTAGTGATTCAGCGTGGCAAAGTATAGATACTTTAAATAAAGCACAACTACCTAATTGTGTGACTAAAGGGCATTTACTAACTCAAAAAAATGGTGTTACTAGGTTGTTTGGAGACTACTCCGAGAATAAAGAAGGAGAGATTGACGAAATAGGAAATAGTACTATTATTCCCAACAACGTGATTAAAAAAATTCAAAAACTGATCTAATGCCACGTAGTATAAACCAAGAGAGTTTATTGTGGCAAAGAACTAAAAAAGGACTGACTGATTGTTACTTAACCCGCATAGAAACTAGCACAATCAATGGTGTACCTGATATTCATGGAGTACATAAACAAGGTGTTTTTTGGATAGAATTAAAATCAGATCAACTCAATTATCCCAAACTAAATAAGTGGCAGATAGTATGGATAAATAAATATATTAAAGCTGGTGGTAAAGTATTTATCTTGAAAGAGACCCTCTCGAAGAGGTCTCTTAGACTGTACAGACCGGTGTCCCGGTTCACCGAACCTCGGGAACTGAAACCTCGGTTTGAGTTCTCGGTTCCTTTTAAATGGCCGGCGATCCAGGAAGCACTGGTGAGCTCCCTCCAGGAGGCAGCGTGATCTCGTTCTCGTTGGCATTTCTCGTTGACAAACCTCGCTCGTTAAGGAAGACCGGACCATCCAGGCCGTCTTCAGCAGCTGGGTCTGGATCCTGAAGCTCGTGTCGTTTCCCGCCCTCGTTTTATTTCCCTCTTTGTTAGTTTAACGGGGGCAGGTGACGACACGAATGGGGCAGCGTGAGGCTGTCGTTTTAGCTATTGACAAATCTCCCATGATATCTTATATAGACAATGCCTCGTTGTGGCTGGTCCATTGGAAAATGATATATGGAAACCAAGATGTAGCCACGGGATCGCAAAGTCCCTAGGAACCAGACTTTGGACGCAACGTGGAACGAACTGAAGGGAAGAGTAGTTAACTATAAAACAGGGATCTTCTTCATTAGCTTCATTAGGTGAGGTTAGAGGCGAGCCACTAGGTTAAACGAAGGTGCGCCTCGATCCTCGTTCTCGTTTGAAAATCAATCATCTCGTTCTCGTTTATAAGGATAGCACTGGGGTCTGCAGCGTACTTCAGCTTCCTTCCCCCCCTGAAGCACAGTACCTTCTCTTCGCTCTCGTTTTTGGTAAGGAAAAAGAAAGGTTTTGTATCTCGTTTAAGACTGGGATCTCCGGGCACTGGTGGTAATGATGACCATTAGGGTCTCCAGAGCTGCTGGAAAAAAGAATTCAAAAAAAGGACTTGACATTTATCTTATCGTGTCTTATGTAATGTCTGGCCTGTAACGCTGGCACATTAACAAGTCGCCTATGTAACAAACGAAAGGGTGGTGCAGGCTTAACTAACAAAAGGAGGAAAAGATGAAGAATAAAGAATATCAAAAAGAGTTAGATGAAGCCATTCAGGAAACGGTACCACATAATGATATTGCGGAAGCTAACAACATACCACAAGCTGGTAAGGTTTATGCGTTAACCGGTGGCACCGGATCCAAATGCATTGCCAATGGAAATACATGGAAAGAGTCGGAGGTAAAAGATGGCTAGACATTTAATGACAAAGCAAAAACAATTGCTCGACAAACATAGATGGTGTAAAAAATGGCAGGATCTCCCGGACGAGGTTTACTTCTCGCTCGAACAACTCAATGATTTTGAAACCATTCAACATCACATTGATGACCACCTGCAGCGTAACTTCGATGCCGATGCCGTGAAGCCTGAAGAGGCAAAGCACATTTCGCACTGGTTGCAGCTCGGTGAGAAGGATGATCAGTTTCTCATCAAAGATATAGCTAAACACGGCTGCGCCGGTGGCGTGCCAGGACTAGTCTACTATCGTGAGACAGGGTCGTTTTACAATGATTTCCATCTGGAGATCTGGCTAATGATTGGGGATTACGCAGCGGACGCTGGGCAGAAGACTGGTCACTTTTTAGGGGCTATCGTGAAGGATGCCTCGTCTCGTGCTCAGTTCAAGAATGCATTGGTTTGGTGGGCCGTTGAGGTACGAGCCCAGGAGCTGCTGGAGAAAAGGAATGCCGCTTGACAATTGCCTCTATCTACATACTATTGCTCTTACTATGGCCTGAAGGGATGTTAGTCATTACTGGCATCCTAATTCTCGTTTTGACTGGAATGTTCTAGCTCGTTCTCGTTTAAGAAAGAACTGGGACCAGCTGCCCGTACTCAAAGGACGGGGATCTGCAGCACACACAGTACCTTCTCCTCGCTCGTTTGATAAGGAAATGCTAATGGGACTAGACTTTAATGAGCTTCCCCCCTCCAGTAGCGTAGCTGATGGCAGATGTCGCTCGTTGGGTAAAGAAATTGTTTAGTTTAGAATAGTTCTAAAGAGTTCCCGCGCCTCCAGTTCTTCCCTGACGCTTCAGATGTCCATGCACTTGTGCATGAATTAATGCTTGCACTACTGCATGGGATTTGATAAGAGTTGTCAACGACACTTATGTCGTTGAAAAAAACTAAACAAGGAGAAAAGTTATGGGACTAGATATGTATGCTTATCGTCATAAAGGCGAGATGCTAACAGACGAAGATAGAAAAAAACAAGACGAGTTGCCAGAAGATAGAAAGCCAATTCAATTTGCCGATTGGAGAAAGCACAACAGACTACAAGGTTTTATGCAAGAACTTTGGGATAAGCAAACAGGATACACAGGTGATTTTAATTGTACACCTCTCTATCTCGGTAAAGAAGAGTTTGACATGTTAGAGAAACAAATTGAAACTCGCACACTTCCACAAACAGGTGGATTCTTCTTTGGTCAAGACAGCTACACTTGGGAAGGTGAGCAGGAAGATATGAAAGCCTACGATTTAAAATTTTGTAAGGAAGCAAAACAATGGATAGAGAAAGGATACAAAGTATTTTATGAGTGTTGGTGGTAAAGATAAAAAGAGCGAGACGACTGATGTCGTCTCGTTTCGCTCGGAGTTAGAGTGTCGTAAGGAACAAAGAGAAAAAGATGCACGACTGCACCAAGACCAAGCAACTAAGCAAGTTGAGAAATTAGTTAAAGAATTAGAAGCTGTAATGGGTGAGGGTGTACAACTAGAAGTTGAGCCAAATGTTAGTAGTTTTATTGATAAACCTATTGAGAAAAAAAAGTTAAATTAATTGAAAATAACTCTTGTAATAAGATTTGATAAGATATAAAAGAGTTGGGCAATCATAAGATTGTAAACTTAACAAAGAGGTCAATATGACAAACGCGGTAAAAAAGCTAAAGCAAGATGAGAAAAAAGTTGTTCTTGCTTATGCTCAATTAAAGCTAAGAGCAAATAGACTATCTAAAGAGTTAGACACAATGAAACAAAATGTTGTTAGTGTGTTTGATAGATCAAATCAAAACTTAATCATTGTTCAAGATGAGCATGGCAATAGTTTTGGAATACAAAAAATAAATCGTAAGAGAAAAAAGTTTGAGACAGCAAACTTTAAGATTGCTCATAATGATTTATTCAATCAGTTCTGCACCGAATTAGAATATGCAGAATATAAAGCGATTGGTGGTACTGATGACAAATAGTCTAATCAATATTGCTCAAACATTAACAGAGCGAGTAAGCAATACTACACAACCAACTCAACTATCAGATATGTATCTTGATGTAGCTGGTAAGAAACAATTAAACTATGAGATAATGTTTCAGTTATTAATGGGAGAGTGTGAGAAACATATACTAGAAAATCATGGCAACCCTGTTGTTGATGAATTTAGAGATAGTATATTAACTAAGTTCTCAACTCTAGTTAGTTCATTAACTAAGTAATTAATCATACATAGAAACCTATAGCGCGTCTGCGCTATAGGTGCGTCTGCACTATAGAAGGCTCTTAAAATCAAACGACTTAAAACGAAGCGCCTGCGCTTCAGGATCACGTTAAAAGACGTGGCTTTTCCCCTCGAAGAGGTTTACAAAGCAAGATATACAAATATACTAGGGTCCCAAACGGTATGAATTTTAAAATAAAAAATTTTTCTAAAAAATTAACGTTTTATAGTTTAATTGAAGGTATTGAATATATAATGCCTATTATACCCAGTAAAGATTACAAGCACCCTTGGTTACAAAAAGCCATTGTAAATATTAAAAAAGATCAAAGTGTTCTAAGATGCCCAGGTATACTTAAAATTAGAAATGAAGGTTGGATTGTAAGAGCATGGCAAGACATTAAAATTAAGGTTGAAGGCTCTGAATTCTCTTGGACCACACCTTTAGATCAACGAGAACTATACACACATTTACCAGCAGATGCTTTAGGGTGGCATGACGAATCACGATTATTTGATTATTTTGAAAATTGGCCAAAAGATTCTCTATCTAAAATAATTAAAATAAATGTACCTTGGTCGGTGGACGTTCCTAAAGGTTATATCTTACATCAGTTCCATCCTGCTTATTTAGATGAAAATAGGTTTACTACACTTCCTGGAATGTATACGTCAGATACAGGTTTAAATACTTTAAATGTTCCAATTATTTTACATATGAATAAAGGTGAAGTTTTAATCAAGGCTGGTACACCAATAGCACAACTAGTATTATATAAAAAAGAAAGTATACAACATGAAAATGTATTGGCTTGCACAAGTAAAAAATTTTTAAAAAAAGAAAGATTAACTTATTTATTGTTAAATATGAGATTTAAAAAACTATATAATAAAATAAAGGATTTTTGGAAATGAGTTATAAAATAGTAGATAACTTTATAGAGGACCCAAAAGTATTTAACATTATTACAGAAAAACTTTTTAGTGATGCCTTTCCTTGGTACTATAGTGATAATGTAGCGTACTCAGGAGAAAATAATAAAAGTTTTTATTTTGTGCATAATTTTTTTAGAGATGGTAAACAACAAAGTGATTGGATGGATATAATGCACCCGGTGTTAGGAAGACTACAGTTCAACCACTTGTTACATATACGTGCAAATTGTTATACTAATGTGACTGAACCTCTTACGCACGACTATCACGTTGATAGACATACTCCGCATAAGGTTGCTTTGTATAGTCTTAATGACAACAATGGGTACACTCAATTTGAGAAAACAGAAGAGAAGGTTCAGTCTGTTAGAAACAGATTATTATTGTTTGATGGAGAGGATACACATAGAAGTACTACACAAACAGATGAAAATTTAAGGATTAATATAAATATTAACTATGTATAATTTAGATCAACTTTCCGAAGAAGAATTAAAAGATATTATTTTGCAGAAACAACTGCAGTGGATCAAGTTATGCCAAGATAATTTTATAATTTTTGCAGAGACTATGTGGCAAGATTTTATTTATCGTAAAACAAAGAACCCAAAAAAATATGGGCACCATCAAATTATTGCAAAGGCTTTTCAAGATATAGCAGATGGTGATGCAAAGAGGCTCATCATTAATATGCCTCCTAGGCATACCAAATCAGAATTTGCATCTTATTTATTTCCTGCTTGGTTTATTGGAAAGTATCCAAAGAAAAAAATTATGCAGGTATCGCACAACGCAGAACTAGCGTCAAGATTCGGAAGTAAGGTTCGTAACTTAATGAACACAAAAGAATATAAACAAATTTTTGGTAACGTACAGTTAAGAGAAGATAGTAAAGCAAAAGGCAGGTGGGAAACCAATCATGGTGGAGAGTACTTTGCAGCGGGAGTTGGCGGATCTATCACAGGTCGAGGGGCCGATTTGCTTATTATCGATGATCCACATACTGAACAAGACTCAATGTCAGACAATGCAATGGAACGTACGTACGAGTGGTATAATTCAGGACCCAGACAACGTTTGCAACCAGGGGGAAGAATTTTAATTGTCATGACCCGGTGGGCGGTAGACGATCTTACTGGAAGGCTCATCAAGGCACAAAGTGAACCTAAAGCAGATAAGTGGAAGTTAATAGAATTTCCTGCAATACTTCCAAGCGATGACCCTGTGTGGCCAGAATATTGGTCAAAAGAAGATTTAGATTCTGTTAAAGCATCTATCTCTATGAAGAACTGGAATGCACAGTATATGCAGGACCCAACTTCAGAAGAAGGTGCAATTATAAAACGAGAATGGTGGCAAGACTACGATAAAGAATACCTCCCTAAATTATTACATGTCATACAAAGTTATGATACTGCGTTTTCAAAAAAAGAAACTGCAGATTATTCTGCTATAACCACCTGGGGTATATTTGAACCTATAGAAGGTTATGAGAAGTGTATTCTTCTATTAGATGCAATGAAAGGTAGATATGATTTTCCAGATTTAAAAAATATTGCTTTAGAGCAGTATGAATATTGGGAACCGGAAACTGTAATCATTGAGGCTAAAGCTTCAGGACAACCATTAATACATGAGTTAAGACGTGCGGGTATACCTGTTATTGATTATGTACCTGCAAGAGGTAGGGATAAACATACACGTATTAATTCCTGTGCCCCCGTATTTGAGTCTGGTATGGTATATGCTCCTATTGATGAGCATTTTGCACAAGAGGTTATGGAGGAATGTGCGGCATTTCCTAACGGACAATATGACGACTATGTAGACAGTACGACCCAAGCTGTGTTAAGATATCGGCAAGGTGGATTTGTAAGTACCTACTCAGATGATTGGGATGATCCCCCTATAAAAATAGAAAAAGAGTATAAATATTATTAAGGAGTTATTATGCCAAAAAACTTAGGTTATAGAGGATACGGAGCAGCTAGAACCCCTGGATCACAAGATTACGGTTTACAAGATGAGAAGCTTTCTCCTGGAAAAATTTACAGCGCAAAAACAGGAAAATTAATTACAAAGGGATATACAAAAGGTTCAGAACATCCATTAGCTGGTAGACAAGGTAATGTTCTACATAAACTTAAATCACAAAAAGAATTAAAAAAAATTACTGATAGCGATAAATACAAAAAATCTGATTACAAAGGCAAAACTGAAATGCTTGGCGGTAAAGTTTATACCAGAGCCGAGATGGAAAATAAATAAGAGAGGTTAATTATGTTACCACCAAGACACAAATGCCCACCATCAGACAGTCCAAAAAGACCTGAAAAAGCATTTTTAGGTAAACTGTTTAGAAAAAAAGGAACTGCAACTCCTAACTCAGCATCAAATATTTCTAGCGGAAGTAGTTCTGGAATGGGTGGTCTATTAAAAATTATTGAAAAGAAAAAACATTTACTCATGGGAAAAGCTAAAAGAGGAAAGTTCATGGAAAGAAGAATGAAACTTGCTGGTGCTAAAACAGCTATGACTGCGATCTCCGGAAAAACATCAATGGGCAAAGCAACAGATTACAAAAAATATTTAGAAGGTTTAAAAAAAGCTACAGCAGGTGCTACACCAGGTGGCACAGGTTCAGGCTCAGGTTCAGGAAGTACGTTTCTTAAAAGAAGATTGAAACTTGCTGGATCGTCTGCTCTAGGTGCAGCTAAAGCAACTAAATATGGAAAAATAGCATTAGGTGTCGCTGCTGCGGGATTAACTGCACAACAATACTTAAAATCTAAAATGAAAAAAAATAAAAACAAACAAACTTTAAAAGATTTTAGAGAACAAAAGAAACCAGGAATACCTTCTAAAAAAACACAAACTATTAATAAGGCTAAAATTAAACTTAAAAAATACACTAAAGGTGGTGGTGCTGACACTGGTACAAAGGGTGAATGGAAAAGTAAAGGTGCAGTTATAGCTGATAAATTAAAAAGAAAATATAGAACGCTTACCGATCCTGATCTTTTAAGAAAAGCACACGAAAAAAAATTTAAATCTCTAAGAAAACAAAATCACGATCAAGCTTTAAGACCGGTTCCACAATGGATAAAGGACCGTCAACAGAAAAAAACAGCAGGTCCGGTGGGTGATTTAAGAAGAGTTAATCCTTTTCAAGGCAGACATAAACCTTTAAATTTTTCAAAAAGAACAATGGAGATTTTAAAATCACGAGCTAAAGCAACAAAAAAAATGGGCGGTGGCATGATGCAAAAACCTAGGGGATATAAAACAGGTAGTGATGAATACATTTTCAAGAAACTTAAACCAACTGATAGAACAGGAGGTGGTTATGATGCAGGTATACCAGGTATGCTTAGAGACAAGTATAAAGAAGATGGTATTCATTATAGAAAACCACAAGAAATAGGACCAGATGATCCAAGATCTAGGATATTCAAAAGATATTTAGAAGCACAAGATAGAAAGAAAAAAATTAAACAAAAAATTAAATCTATAGCTAAAGGAATTGCTACAGCTGTGATTCCTGGAGCTAAAGCCGCAGAAATTGCTGGTCAAGTTATTTCAAAAATAAAAAGTTCTGGAAGTTCATCTAAGAAGGTTTCGAAGGGCCCTGGTGGAAGAATAGGTTCAAAAGGTAGACCCATAACTAAAATTGTACCTAAAAAGAATAATGATAATAGTAGAAATCCAAATCCAAAAACACCAAAAAGAATGGGCGGTGGCATGATGCAAAAACCTTCAGCCGGATTCACATCAGGTGGTTCGGTAACCGTTAAAACTAAAATAGGGAAATTTTTTCCGACTAAAACATATTAGGGGGATTAATGTCCCTAAAGAATATTCTATTCGGGATTGGCAAAAAGGTATTTGGTAAGAAACCACAACCATCACCGGTTACCGGAAAACAGCAAGGTTTAATCACATACGAAAAAAAGAACCTTCAATCCACAGGTAAAGATCTAGCTACTCAAGATTTAAAAAATCCCCCAACTATTCTTAAAAAAACTAAGCCCCTTCACATGGGCGATAAAACCCCTCCAGCTTTTGGTTCTTCAACTTATGATTGGGTAATGAAAAAAGGATCAGGTAAATTTACTGCGGATGAATGGGTAGATCATTTAACTGCTACTAGAAAAGAAACATTTAAATTATGGGGTAAACCTGCAACTAGAACTGTAAGGGATACTAAAAGATTTAAGTACGATTCAGGAGAATTTCAAGGGAAAGAAGTAACTATTGGTAAAGACGAATTATTCGATTCTAATCTTGCTATTTTTAACGAAGCGGGCGATCTTACAGGTGGTTTATTATACGCAGCTAAGAAGTTTGGTTTAAAATTAGATGCTAATGAATTAGGTGCTATGATTAAATTAAATCCTATTAATAGATTAAAACCTATGGAATTTGGTATACCTAAAGGAGCTGCGGAAGCTCTAGAGACTCAAGTTAAAACTGCAGGCGAACAAATAAAAGGATTATCCAAAAAATACGCTAATATCAGTGATTCTGTTAAAACAGAATTAGATTCCTTATCCTATCACTTAAAAGGTATTACAGGCACCGGGAGTAACGAACAATTAGTAAATGCAACAGATGATTTTATGTATACTCTTAAAGAGATTAGAAAAATGAGAAAAATAGCAGTTGAGGATAAAAAACTTTTAAATGAAATAATGGGCAATCTAAGTAAAAGAGTTGCTCCTATAAAAGGATCTAAAACAAGATATGCAAACGAAAAAAGTTACACTTTACAAAGTGGAAAAGATTACAAAGAAACTTTATTTTATTTAGACGAGCCAATTGCATCTAACAAAAGTCCTTTAGTAAAAGGAGGGCACTTTAGTGACTCCGGTGCTACGAACCAAATTTATCACGTTAGATATGACACAAGGTTCACTCCAGATAATAAAAAAGTTTTCATGATTCATGAAGTACAATCAGATGTTAACCAACCCATAGCAAAAGCTTTAACTAAACTTCAGCAATTGGGTGGAGAGAGAAGAGTTAATCCTTTTCAAGCCGATATAGAATTAGATTTACTTTCACGTAATAGAGCTAAATTAATGGCAGAGATGAGTGAAGCTGTTGCAAAAAGACAACCAAACAAAGCCAGAGCTATTGGTAATGAGGTAAAAGACATTCAAGCAAAATTAAATTCAGTTTTTACTAGAAGGTCAAAGGAAGGTTCTAGATATGATTATTTTCCTATGG